GACTTGAACCCCCGACCTGCTGATTACAAATCAGCTGCTCTACCAACTGAGCTACGCCAGCAGATTGAGATTGATTAGCTATCTCCTGTTGACATGTATTACTATACCAGACAGAAACGCATTTGTCAATAGGAATTAGCAAAATTATTTTATTTTTTTTGGTGGCTGAGATTGGAGTCGAACCAATGTCTCCTGCTTATGAGGCAGGCAAGAATACCACCTTCTCTACTCAGCCATATAGTATCGGGGGATATAGCTCCCCCGATTTTATGGTTTCTCTCTAACAGCGCGGATCAGCTCATCACCAGGCCGAAAGACTACATTCTTAAAGTTATCTACAGTAATCTTCTCCTTTGTACCTGGATGAACAGATGGATGCCCCTTGAAAGTCTTTGGCTCAAAAGTACCAAATCCTCTAATAGACACCTTATCACCGTCTACAAGCCGCTCTGCGATCTCTGCAAAAATATCATCAATCGCATTTTTAATTGCATATTTCTTGTACGACTTTTTCTCCGCAAGCGCGTTAATCAAATCAGTTTTGTTAATGTTCAAGCTGCGATATCGCTCCTTTGAGGACGATATATACTGGTATCAAAATCGATATCGTAATAAGCCTTAATCCCTGTATATGTACAGACGCATACTAACTGTTGTTGCGATCCGTAGATCCTTTTCCCAACGCAATAGTCATCCATACCAAGAAAACTGCCAGCCATTACGGTCTTTACGCCCTGGACATTATCAATCTTGTTGTGATGAAGATGCCCAGACAAAATAGCATAAACTGGTCTCTGCGCCATGGTTTGTAGCGACTGCACCTTACTTGCAGAGCCATCATAATCGCCATGTACGCCGAGATAATCTTTTCCTCGAATATTTACCAGATACATCGTATCGTCAATTTTCTCATAATTATCAAAGGCAATGTTCTTGAAATTCTGCAACCTTGCCTTTAGATACCACTCTACCAAGTCATCAAGCCTCTCATGCGGAGACGCAAGATCTTTCTCTTCCAGCCTTGAGTGATTCCCAGCAACAGAAGAGAAATAGATATTTTTGAAGTGTGGGCTTAATTCAGATAAAAATTCGGAAATCAACTCTGAGACTCCCACAATTTGCTCAATTACATTCTCTCTGTTTGAAACAGCAATAGACTTGTGAATATTACCGCTTATTAGATCGCCATTAGCCCACACATAGCAATTCTCAACGCCGTGTAGGTCTGCAATATCTATAATCTCTTTAAGATAGTCTTGCAGCATCATTCTACACACATCGGAATTGTAATAATTCCAATAGTTATCTACATACGCCCCAAAGTGAAGGTCGTTTAAGCTAACAAGCAAGTCCTGCTCCGTAGGCTGAACTTGATTTGGAGTGTATGTAAGTTGTGGCAAAACCCCGCTTTCAATTGCCCGTTCAAGAATTTCCTGGTTCTCATCATGCCGTGCCATATTCCGCACTACCTTGTTGAGCGCTGTTCTTTGATCGAAAAATCTTTGGCGTTCTTTTTGGAACTCAAGCATCTTCTGATCCAGCTCTCCAAGATATGACTCTTCACCAGAACCCCTTGCGTACTTCTCCTTAAAATACTTCATAACACGATAGCCGCAATAAGGAGTTACATTCGCTGCTTTTCTCAGACTATCGTAATGAATATCAAGACCAAGTAGATCAACAATATCTGACCACTCCAAATCAGGAGGGTTTTGTTCGATCTTTGTCTCAATTAGTCTTAGTCCATACTCATATGAATCTTCATTCTCCAGCTGGTTATACTTCGGATTCAAACATCGTCCCTCCCATCAGGTGGTAAAGGGACTTTTCTCTCTATGGTAAGAGTAATTCCGACCACACCATCCCACCTTTTCAATAAACTCATAAGGTCATAGCACCTGGTTTCATTATCTGTAAACTCGGTGATAGTAAGATCCTTCATGTCTATTACAGCGTTTTCAAAACGCTCTCTTCGCTCAAAGTCAGCCATGTTTAACCTTGGCGCTCCAAACGCTTTCTGCGAATGGCTCTCTCTTTATCGATCCTTGCCACAATTTCCGCAGCGGCATAATTTGTACTTGCAATCGCCCTCATCATACCTTCGTGCTCTGTCGCATAGTAATGGTGCCGCTTTGAATCCTGAACCATCGTCCGTGTTACCTTGTACTCTGGGTAAAGCTCCCGGAGCAACTTTGCCTCTTCCTTCGTTACTGGAATCATACAGTATATCAATCCTTTTCATAAAAATGTCCCAGGCCGTGAGTAATCCCCACGGCCATGCGGACAGGAGACACCGAATATCTTAATAAAAACGGTTTTCTTCCCTTAAAGGGACATTTCTATTTTGGACACAAAAACATCGTTAATCAACGATATATTCTCTCAATCCCGAATGACAAAATATGCGATTTTGTGTATTCACACAAAGCATATTTTGCCGTTGAATAACGACCTGTTCTCAAAGAAACAACTTCTAAATTAAACATAGGGACATTTACGCTACACTACGCTGTTTTCTTTTCTTTTCTCGTTCATATTCCTGCGATTTTTTCTTCTGACATTCATCACAGCGTTTCTTATTTCTAACCGATCCAGGAACTTCAAACTCTTTTCCGCAGTCAACACATTTTACTTTTCTTGATAATACAGGTTGATATGATGAGCAGCTGGAGCATATCTTTTGCTGCGGAGAGCTTGGAATGAAACGCTCACCACATTTACGGCACTGTATTGATCCAGATGGGACATTTAACTTCAAATTATCCAGTACAACATCTCCAAAACACATCCAGAAAACATTTTTACGTTTACTTTGTTTCATATGAAATAGGTATTTTACAAGCGTATCGCATACATCAATTCTATTCATTCCGAGGCTATCAAACCTACTCAGGATATTATCTCTAACATATGAGAAATTTGCACTGTCATCATAAAAGCTAATTGAATAGCGATATTGCTTTTCAACCTCGTTGTACAAGTCGATAACTTCTTGACTTACATGAACCTTCTTACTCATGTTGCTCAGCAGATATTGATACTTAAAAGCACCAATGTTTTTTGCAGAAAATGACATTCTTTTATTGGGAACAATTTTATCAAGTTGATTTACTACGCTGCCATTCGTCTTTTGAACTTGATGAGATGATTTATTTTTTGCATACACAAAGAAATGAGGCGCTTTCATGCCGGTTATCTGAGAAAGCTTTGCATTGATATGCTCTGGCCTCGTTGGTTTATATAGCGTCTTTGCGTAATCAATGCAGAAATTATTCTCCATACAAAGTATCTTAATTGCGTCAATATCGACATCATCGCTATTCCAGATCTTCGTAATATCATTGCTGATTACTCCAATATTTCCACCAGTCCAGGCCGCTCTTAATCCATGGAAAATCTCTTCCGGCGTTACAATGACCGCGCCAGCCTTTGCCATTTCATAGTACAGTGGGACAATATCTTTCATGTTCCTCTCTGCGATTTCAATGATAAGCGGATCTGCGCACACAAGGCTCTTATCTCCGTCACAATCAAACTGCAAAATCTTTGAAATAAGATCGTGGCAGCTCGTATAAATTGCGTTAGGAGCAAACCACTTTTTTGTTTCGGCATTCACCACATTATTTCTCACAGCATGTTCGCGGTATAAATGAGGGGAGCGCAAACAATCGAGCTTCCCATACGCACGATACAAAAAGCTTGACACCTCACCATCCTTTAACAAACCGCATGGGTCTTTGTCTCCCAAAAAGAGCCATTGGCAAAAGGCATATAAATCTGGAATTAGGAACATGTATTTGGCGGATAAGTCAAGCTTGGCAGACTTCCCCTCTTTTACAAGGTTCTTTTTTATTTGCCGTAGCATCTCTTTGGTATATGGATCTGAAAGCAGTTCAGGGTAGATAGAAAGGCATTCCTGGAAAGCGTTCTTATTCTTGTACTGCGATGACGCTCCAAATACTTCGAGCATAGTTTCTCGGTCTGAGGCAACCTTTTGAATTTTCTCTACGGATCGATTTGCAAGTCGCTCAATTTCATCCTCTGAAATATCAGTAAGCGTCTGTAACATCTGATAATTCAGTTTAGCGTCTGGCAAAAAAGATTCCTCTTCATTGCACTTCCCAGCAGTACAACCATACTTTTGGTACATAGCAATGTACTCTTCCCAGCTGGAATAATATTTGTACATCTTGAACTGGCTCTTAGTGAAAATAACTTGGATATCTTCCTTCAGTACATCATGCTCCACACCATATATGTCCTTCACAACTCCATGCTGGACACTCGGATCTTGCTTATCGGCTTCTCTGATAAATCGGTCAAAAGGGAAAACAGCCAAAAGCCCCTTCACCCAAGGAAGACGAACCATTGTGTTTTTAGCATTGCACGACGGGAGAACCATTCCGCAGCCATCAGTATGCGTAATTGGGATATCCATTACCTTTCTTTCTGTGGTGTATGTTCTATGGTCAATGAAATCAACCGTACCACGAACCATTGTCTCCATATCATCAACAACAATTGACTTTGTAATGTCAAACTCTTCCCACGGATCTGTTGCACTGTTACAGAGAGCAAGATAAGCAAGATACTTATTGATATTGATTCCGCCACGCTCGTTAATAGAGTCAACCGTTAATCCACACATGAGCGTTTTCTGATTTTCTTTCCATACTCGTTCCTTAATGAACACAGTCTTTTTTGTTCTGATCTGGCCGGCGGACGCAGTAAAACAAACATACCTCTCTCCGTTATAGATATACCCATTCAGAATCAGGTCTTCTATAACATCGAAATAATAAGTACGAATCACCATAAAGTCATCATACAGATTGCCAGTCTTCATTCCAAGTGTCCGCGTCAACATAGACTCAAATACCGAAATCACATTTTTATCAACGACATACTCGCTACGCAACTCTCTGGGTGCTCTGTGTGTTTGCAGCAGCTTGAGCAATTCACCCTTCAAGAGCTTAATACTACTGTTGTGATTTTTGATTTCCTTATTGATTTGGCGAATCCTATCTTTGTCACCAATATCAATAGGATCGTCTTTTTTTACTCTATATAGTTTACGGTACTTAGCCTGTGCTTTTTCGAGAGATAGGCTATTATAGTGATACTCCGATAAGATATCCTTTTCTGCTTTCAGCCTATTCTTCGATAGGCAATGGTCGTTAATCGAAGTTTCAAGCTGTTTCTCTTCGTCTGTATAAAAAGCGCTTGTATCAAAGCTATAAATATGAATTTGCTTATCGAGGCTTATACCTATCTCCCCCTGTTCATCAAACCTTAATTAAGTCTCCGCTCCAAAATAGCCATCCAGCAGGATCTTCCTTTAGCGCAAAAAGATTGCCGTACTTCCCAACGCCGTTATCCATAACGGCTGTAAACACATCGTCCTGATGGGATTCAACAAATTCCTTGTACAAGCCAGATAGCCGATCATAGTCAGGATGGTTCTTGATAGACGATATATTTATCCTGACCTTATCTCCGTCCTTTATCAGTTCGGTTGATTTCTTGACTTTTTGTAAGCCGACAAATACATCAACCATGTGTCCATCTATGCCACGGCTTTCAGCCTTTCTTTTCATCGCTCTTTTCTGCTCTCTGTTCATCACATCACCGCATTCTCACTCTTTACTGCAAGATACTCACTGAGAAGAGAAAGAATTTCCTCAAGGAACTCTCTCCAATACGCCTCGATCTGGATAGATGACTTATGCGACTCATAGTAGGAGACAGCATTCCCGCCCATGACATAAGACATGGCCTGCCAATCACATACCATTTCAAGATATGCACAAATTTTATTGTCCACGCTGTACGAAGAAATAAAGTCCCCGTCCTCATCTACCCAATATTGCCAGTGGTGGTCGTTTCGTCTGTAATGGGTTCTCCAAGCTCTATCAAATGCGGCTGGATCAATATCCTCACCATCAACAGGATAAAAATGCTGTCGATACGGGACAAATTCTTCCTCTGAAAATTTACTGTCATCATGGTTCTTGATGCGCCAGCTCATCTCGTCGAGAATAGCCGGCCTCTGGAGCAGCGAAATCCCGATTGTAGCATTTCGGATCTCATCCCATGCCTTTTGGATGTTCTTTTTGTGCTCAGAGATATAATCCATATATTCGCTTGTCTTTTGTAAAAGGTCTGTCTTACTCACCATTGATCTAATCACTTCCTAAACATTTCTCTTATCTTACGGACACAGCAAAATAGCTTTACTGAGGCCAAATTGATTTCATCAATTGTCGTTGTATGCCCAAACGAGATGCGAACCGTGGATCTTGCCTTATCATCCGTAAACCCACATGCAGTAAGTACATGGCTTGGAGATTTTGAACCAGACGAACACGCCGATGCCGCCGATATACAAAGCCTGTCTGCATCGCACATCCGCAGAAGAAGTTCCGATTCAACGCCAGGAAAATATAGGCTTAAAATATTCCCAACCCTATTTTGATTTTCAAAATTCACTTGGAAATCGCATCCGTAGGTGCGCAAATGCTTGATAAACATTTTCGACATCAACTCGTACTGCGTTATCTCTTCTCTCATACAGCCAATCAATATGTGTGCAGCAGCTCCAAGCCCAACTATCCCCGCAACATTCTCTGTCCCAGGCCGAAACCCAAACTCCTGTCCTCCGCCATATGAAATAGGAGAAATAATATCTCTTACCCTCTTCGATATGTACAAAGCCCCTATCCCATCTGGAGCGCCAAATTTGTGGCCGCTTAACGATAGCAGATCAATACCGACATCTGAAACATTGATTTCCATATGACCAATTGCCTGAACTGCGTCCGTATGAAAAATAGCACCATACTTTCTGCAAAGATCTGCAATCTCATTGATTGGCTGCTTAACGCCAGTTTCATTATTAACTGCCATAATACTGACCAGGCCAACATCAAACCTATTAAGGCGATCCTCAATCCAGCCAAGATCAACAACTCCATTTGAGCAAACCGGCGCTTTTTGAATGGGCAAATCTATATGCGGAATCTGATTCAAAATTGCGTGGTGCTCCATTTCACTGGTAAGGATTACTCTTTTCCCAGACTGGATAAGGAACGGAGCCATCCCAGACAGAGCCATGTTATCGGACTCCGTTCCTCCAGAAGTAAATATAATATCGTTTGCGTGTTCTGCTCCAATCAATTCAGAGACATAAGCTCTCGCCTGATTGATTGCGGCTCTGGCTTGCTTGCCGGCACTATGCAACGAGCTTGCATTCCCCGTATTACAGCTAAACCACGGCAACATACATTTCAATGCTTCTTTTCTCACTGGTGTTGTTGCTGCATGATCAAAATAAATCATATATCCTACCTACCCGAAAATTATGATTGCTGTTCCATTACAAGAAATTGGTACTCTTCTAAATTTTCTTTCAAAATGTCAGCATAGTATTCCTCATCTAAGCTGTCATCCATCGGCATATACTCGTCGCAAATTTCTGCGCCACAACAATTCTCGTACCAATAGCAGTTGACGCACATCTTTTTACTGTTGCTCATCTATTTTGCTCCTTTCCAGACCTACATGCGCATCATCTCCTATCATACTCAATCGTTTTTGCCTACCTCTTTCAAGACGCGCTTTAGAGGCTTCTATTTGTTCATCTGTCAAAACTACTTTCTTTTTTGGTTTAATCTTCATCCATGAAGCTGGGATATGCACTATCAAACTTCCGTCATCGTTTACATGCCTGATATCTACCTCGTCGGGGTGCGACTCTTTAAGCTTATACACATAGTTGATCCATTTCCTCTCGCTTGTAAAAAGTGTCGCATAGTCCTCGCCAGAAACATGGTCAATGGATGTTTCTCTGATATCATTCATCTTCAGACTCGATCTCCTGGGATAAAAAAGATAGTACCTTATCCAAACATTGTTCCCGTGCTGTTTTATGGAATCCGTTTACAGCGGTACATTCCTCGCCCCTACATACAATATCGCATGGAGATAATATTGCACGATCACAAACAAACTGAGCCATATTTTCCATGGACGAAGAAAGATATTCAAATAGCGTCATGTAGCCACCTCGCTATTTGATACTCGCTCAAAGTCAATAACCCATACTGTTGGATTTCTGCTCCATGAGTATTTCTCTTTTTTACGGGGACTTAATGACTCATTCCACATTGCAACAAACTCGTTTTGCGGATCTAAAGTGCCTGGCAACCAAACGCCCTCTTTTTCAATGTCTTCAGATGAAATGTCCTGCAATTTTTCTTTTCTTGCACTCACTATCCGCAAAAACAGCCTAACTGCGTCATCTGGCATTCTGGTTGACTGAACCCATAGAATATTAGAATAGTTGTTGTCGTAATCGGCTTTATAAATATATTTTCCGTCTTTTACAGCCCATGTCTCTTTTACGGCAATAACATCTCCAGTCTCATATTGATCTGCCGGATCTTCATCTTGACTGTTTACTTGCCTCACAAGAACTCTAATTTGAGTCTTATCTCCGCTTAAAATCATGCGAACAATGTCGCATTTCAATTTCAAATACTTTAGATCGATATCAAAACACCCCCTACCATCTATTCTTTTTTAACAAGCGTAAGCTCATGTCAAACATGTGTCCACAAAGCTCCGCTTACAATCTTTGAAATCAAATTTGGAGAAACGCCAAACATTTCCGCAATCTCTTTTCGATTGCATTTCTGCCCTTTGGCTTTTGGGATATATGCCTCACGAATATACCGTACATCGTCTTCTGTCAGCTTCGCCATCCCATTGCTGCTCCCTGAATAAGCTCCAAGATGTGAAAGATACCCGATCCGATATGGCACATCGTAATCGATCAGCTCCATATCTACAGCGTGAAAATAGTTCTCTTTTCTGGTACACCATTCGAGGTTCCACACATCATTATGCTGCTTGCAGCCATCCATGTGGTTCACGATCTCATATCCACATTCATTTGGGAGAAAAGTTTCTGCTACGCACCGATGCACATGTACATTAAGCCGCCTGCCATTGACAGAAACACATGCTTGTAGATAGCCGCCGTCACCGTATCCGAAAGAGTATACATGCTTTGTCTTTGCGTTCCTAAGCCTGCCAAATGTAGACACCTCAAAACGCCAGCTATAATCTACTCCCTGGTATATAGCACCAAACTATTCTTCAATAGCGCCATGAGGAATCATTCTGTCCTCCCAATGTATCCGCACTGAAAAATCCTAATCTGTTCTTTCTTTTTCAGTTCTTCGTCCATAGGAATCCTTTTGGTGCATTCCGATCCAGGTTTGCAACCTCTGAGATGACCTGTCAAAAGGCTATAGTTACAAGCCTGACAGACCCCAATCCACCTCCAGTAGTGACAGCCGTTGCACGGATGATTTTTATCCGGCTTTTCAATGTTAAGCATTTCTATTACCTCCAGAATTGATTAACTAATTCCTTTTGATTATTTTGTCAGCGACACATTCATAATGCCGTCGCCAAATAGCGTCTAACAGCTGCATCCGTCTTTCATCGGTATCTGCCTGCCTCAACTCTGATATGAACGAGCTGAGCGCTTCATCCGTTTTATCTACGATCTTATATGCCTTACTAATTTCTATCGCTAAGGCATCACCAAACTCCACACGAAGCGCATGAGGCATAAACGCCTCTTGCGTGGCTTGCTTAATCTGGTTGCCCATTCATCACATCACCATCCTTTGGTGTGAACCCATTACAGTTTAACAGCCATGCTGGATCAAAATTCACAGGCCACATAAACCACCCGTTTTCAAATCCGTATCGATCAGCTTTGATCCCAAGCTTAATCATCTGAATCAAATTGTCTTGATCAAACATAGCAAATAGGTTTGTATCGTTTCCGGGGTATCGGCAACAGCTATGTGCATCGCCTGGTACATTTCCACGATATTTGCATTTATAGCAATTCGGCCTATTCAATCAACCACCTCCACGCCGCAGAGCGTCCAAAGCCATGCCATATGCTTTCTGAAAATCACTGCCGTCTCCGTTTTTCTCAACCCATTCAATGGGCATCAAAAATGCTACCTGCATCAAGTGAGACAACAATAATCTTTCTGCCTGTTCATTGGTCATGCCGTCACGACTGTACAGATCGAGCCGTCTGCCGCATACTGGACAAAACTTGAACTGCTCTTCTTGCGGATATCGCCCAAACCCTCCAGCAAAACAGATAGAGGCACCGTACTTATCAACTTTTGCAGTGGCAGTTCCAAAGTCAAATTTCTTGCAAAACTCACACATATAGATTAACTAATTCCTTTCTTATATACTAACCTCATTTAGCCAATTTGTCAAGAGGTTTCGCATTCTTTTGCTTGGGATATAGATATTTATTTCGTGTCCGTCACGAATTGCGGATCGCCAAATCCACTGAATCATTTCGCTGAGCGCATACTTATCTTCGTCAACAACGCACCCATGTTCCTCAAAGTATCGCTTTAAGAACGGATTGAAGAAGATATTCACGCAATAGGCCAAGTTTTTCTTTCCACGATATTCATTTGTAGCCCGACAACTGCACGAAACAAAACAATTCTTAAACCCATTCGGAGTAAGCCTATCCTTCTGCGCCTTAAAGGAAGTCCACATGCTATTCCCACTCTTTCCAGAGTAATAATGCCGCAAGACATTGTATAGGCCATCACGCATTTTGGCGCACGAAACAGGATTTCTAAAATGTCTCTCAGACCATGAAGACGATAGGGCGAATTTATCATCTCCAACACTGTTCAGCTTCTTGTTATCGAAAATATGCACCTTTTCCTTTAGGCCGGCGATCTTAGTAAACTGGTTGTTCGTCTCTGAAAAGTAGAAACTGCCCCCGCGCTGCTCCACACCAATGTACCGATAAGAAAATCCATTGATGTCGAAGTAATACTTCTGAAGCTGCGCCTCAAACAAATATGTCAAGACAATTACTTCATCAAAAGCCTGGAACACCTCCGGCGGGAACATCCAAAACAGAAAGGTATCGTTATAGTACAGTAAAGTGCCGGCCTTAGCTCTCAGCATAAGATCTTGGAAGGTTGTTCCGACATAGTTATCATTGAGCCACTTAACCCGGCAGGTTTCCTTGTCGATTTCAATGTATCCATTCGCAAGGAGATCCATCACATCGCCTTTCGAGACGTTGATCTCCTTAACGATTTCAAACACCTCGTCCATGATAAGCGTATAATGCCCTTCTCTGATCAGCCGAATGGTTTCATCCGTATAGCTGGCAAAGAGAGCATGTGTGCTGGAGATGTTGAATCCTCTCTCCAATAGGAAGTGGAGGTTGAGCAACTTACTCCTTGGCTTATCCTTTGGCGATTTGAAATTTTTAATGGGGCAGTTATCAATGATTCTGTCGCACTCTTTGAGATACGGCGTAATGAAGATGAATTTCCCAGGAGAGTCATTCATGTAGTTGATAGCAGCGCTGGTCTTCCCCGCCCCCATGATTGCGTCGCAGATTTTGATGTCCAATGGTATCTCGCTCCTTTGATTTTAGACCTTACAAGCAGGTGATTATGTAAACTCTGCTGAAAACCATTCAGCAAAACGCCCTGAAAAAACAGCAGAAAAGGCCGTTGGTGAAGGGATTTTGAAAAGTGGCTCCCTTTTAGAGGGGTGGGGGATACATGTATTCTTTCCTCTGTCTCAAAATAACCTTGTCTCACCATAATGTCTTGAGCAAACCATGGTCTTCAAATCCTTTGTCTGAAACAACATGAATACACATGTTCCGATACAAAGCCTTGTCTTCCTCATCCGTAATACCAAGATATCTGAGGGTGACTTCCGGCGAACTATGCCCAAATGCCCGCTGGAGCATAGAGATATCCAAGTTCGCCTTGTCGGAATTATACTTATACTGGTGCCATCCCCAGGTTTTACGACAGGTGTGGGTTCCAACATTCTGTTTCACTCCACAAGCACACGCTGCCTCTTTCAAAACCTTACGGAAAGTACCTACCTGGATAGATCCTCCTTCCCTACTGGGGAAAAGATATCCATCACAATGTAAATAACTCCCCCTCTCCGGGAAACACCACTCCAGAGCATCCTTACAAGCTTCGTTAAGGAATACGGTTCTAAATTTCTTTGTCTTACTCTGAAGAATCTCAATCCCATCTGAGGTATCTTCCAGATCGTCGTTCATCCTTACAGATCCATCAGGCCAGAAAACCTGGTTCATCTTTAAGGACAGAAGCTCATTGGCTCTGAGTCCGAGGTTGATACCAAGCGCAAAAGCCAGAACATACTTCCGATCCTTATGCTCCAGAAGCCAATTCGCCATAGCAATGATCTCTTCCTGTTTCTTGATCGGGTATACGGTTTGTCTCTCGTTCTTCTTGTAGTTATGAGGTTTCTGCTGCTTAAAGAATTGCTCCAAGCCAGGATGTAAGGCAACCGTAACAATCGTATTCTCGGCAAGCTGATCCATAGTACAACCTCCATTTAAGATAGATTAACTAATTTCTTTGTAAGAGAAATTACCGTTGGCCTACGGCTTAAAGGCAAGGTATCTCCACTGTCTTTATTATAGCAGAACGGGGTGTCTTTGTCAATGAAATCTGGTAAAAAAGTTGATTATTTTGCTCCTTATAAGGATAGGATAAAGATTCCGTGCGATAATCAACGGCGATTTCCTTGCCAAATCCACCCGTTAAAATAAAAGCTGGGAAATCTGAGATCCAAAGAAAAGTACGATGGTCAACATGTAAAAACCGAGTGCGGAGTCGAAAAATCATAAAACCAAAGATTAACACGATGACCAAGGGTGTGATGTAAGGATTTTGGGTGGGTGAAAAGTTTAGAGGTGTGGAGAAAGGGGTACAAGGCGGAATTTTCGCCGGGGCTGGGTCGTTCAAAATGTAAAGTATCCCCCTTGCCTTGCCTCCCCTGGGATAGCGTGGGCGGCGTTGGTCAAGGGCGGTTCCGCATACTCCACAAAAGCGGAATTGAATTCCCTGGCGCTGGGCGCTCTCCAGGGCTGGCCGTCTGGCATGGGATGCTGGGACGGCTGGCGGCATGGGTGGAGCGCCTGGGCGGTGGCCTCATCGGGTGCAGGTGCTGGGCGGCGCTGTAATGCTGTGATTTTCTGTGCGCTCCCTCTCTCTCTTCTCCCCTCTCCCCCTCTCTCCCTCTCCAGATCGTCGGCTTCCTGGGTGCAGGCGGTGGGGCTGGCTCTGGTGTTTGGCTGGGCGCTGGCTCTGCATGGGCGCAGGTGTTCCCGGTTCCCTGGGCTGGGTAGGGCTGGCGCTCCCCTGCTGGCCTTGCATCCTCTCCGCCTCTGCTGGGTGCTGGCTTTGCCTTGCGTCCTCTGGCGGCTGGCTCTCCCCTGGCTCCTGCTGGCCTTTGCTGGGCGTTGACTGCCTGGGGGCTGCTGGGGCTGGCTCTGGCTCCGCCTGGGCTTCCCTGGCTCCAGGCTCTCCGCCTGGGTGCAGGGCTGGCGGGTGTCCAGGCCGTGCCGGTGGTGGTAGCTGGGCTGGGTGATGGGCAGGCGGTGGGCGTGGTGGCTGGCGTATCCCGTTCGTCAAATTGCACAAATCAAGCCTTGCAGGTTTGGTTATTATTCAAGGGAAAAGCGATAAATTTTGAGCGGTTTTTTCTTGACTTCGCCCATAAAGTGCGGTATAATAGTACCAGAGTTAAGGAGATAGTAAATCAACTCCGGTTCGCCGCTTCCCCTCTGGTGGACGGCGGGCGGAATCCCCAAAAGGGATTAGTTAAGCAATCTTGAAAGGAGATCGACACCATGAAACTGAAAGACCTTATTCCCCTGAAAAGCAAGATCACCGTCTATGTGCCTGCTACGGTCGATGTAAACAAGGAGATCGACAACTCCGCCCAGGTTGAGCGCGTGGCGCGCCTGCTGTCTGAGTGCTTCGGCGGTGCTACTGCTTCCCCTGTCCGTGGGTATTGGGTGGCTGAGAATGGCGCTCTGGTGGCTGAGAAAACAACGATGGTTTTCGCATTCTGTGACACGGCGGCGGCTGAAAAGTACATTGACGATGTTGTTACCCTCTGCAATGAACTGAAGCACGAGATGGGGCAAGAGGCCGTAGCGCTTGAGTACAACGGCAGCATGTACTTCATCTAAGGAAATAGTTAAGCAATCCGGGCGGCGGGGACTTCTCCCCGCTGGCCTGGGACTTCAAGAAAGGAGCTAAACAGCATGGCAAGATTGAATGAGCGGAACGACTGGTTTGACCTCTGGTTTGAGGATAAACAGGCGATGATGGGCACGATGATGCGGAACATGGCGGCGGACTTGGCCGCTGGGTACAACTACTTTGGCGCAAGCATTGCCAAACAGCGCGGCGAGATCGAGCGGTACAAGGCGCAGTTTGATGAAGAGATGGAGACATTCAAGGGGATGGATGAACCGGCTGTGAACCGCTGGTGCTTCTACGACTTGAAAAAGCGTGGCGCGATTGAGTAACCCACCTGATGATGGAAAGCTGGGGACTTTCCGAAACCGCCTGCGGGCGGTCGTGGGAACCCAAAAGAAAGGACAAACAGCGGCGTAAACCGCCTGACGATTTGAAAGGAGCTTTTACCATGAAATACAATCTGCATGAAGTCATGAGCAAGGCGTGGGAGATTTACCACGCGAACAAGCAGCCCGGCGGCCTGCGCCCTGTGTTCTCCATCTGTCTGGAAATGGCGTGGGAACACGTCAAGAACTCCAACATCCTGAACCAGTGGCAGGCGATGAGCGAGCAGCAGCAGATCAACATGCTGACGGCTTGCGTCAAGCGGGCGGCAAAGAACGAGATCGGCTACAGCACGGAAGATCACTATCTCCAGTATAACGAGACTGTAGCGTGGTTCCTGGGATACCATGGCCTTGATGGGCTGGTGAATGAGGCGTGGCTGAAGCTGGCGGACCGGCTGGACGCTGACTATCTGGAAGCGCTGAACGCAAAGCGGGCGGCGGCTGGCAAGGTCAATATCTCTCTCACCTCTCTGGTGTATCGCTCCGCAAAAGACGCTATCCGCAAGGTTTACAACGACGATATCAAGCGCGGGCGCGGTCGTGTGGACACCATCACCGACAAGAACGGCGAACAGGTGGACGCGCTGGAAACCGTAGCGACGAACCGCAAGGACAACACGGAACCCGCCGTCGTTTCCCGGCTGGCGCTGGATGAATTCGTGAACGGACGGGACGAAAAAGACCGCATGATTATTGAGGGAATCCGGGACGGCTATTTGAGCAAGGAAATTGCGGCCATGATCGGAATCTCTGAGGCGGCGGTGTGCAAGCGCCTGAAGAAGATCCGCGCTGACCTGGTGGCCTCTGGCATGGTGGCGGCGTAAGGAATAAGTTAATCAATCCGAAAGCCCTGGCGCTGGATGAGCGCCGGCGCTGGGGCGGATGGATTGAAAAAGTGAAATCCCTGGTTAATTTCAAGAACAGAACAGCGGGAATCATAATGGAGGACTTTAGCATGTTGTATTTCAGAATCGGCTTTGAAAATGGCGATAGCCTGGAAACCGGCTTCAATGGGACGCTGGAAGAGGCGAAAGCCTACTACCTGGGGCGTGTGTTCAACCTGGGCGCGGTGGATGACGATATGCAGCGCTGTAACAGTGTGGAACAGTTTCCCACGCTGGAAATGGTGCTGGCGGCGTGGATTGCGTCCGGTGGCCTGGTGGTTATCACGGACGGCACCGTTTCCCGTCAAGTCGTTTCCGTCCTGGTGGATGGGCTGGACTTTCGCCTGGTGGTGGATGGCTGGAAGAATCCCGTTTACCTGCCCATGGTGGATGCCTACCACCTGGAGGGCTGGAAGGTCGAGCATAGCGGAAGCAGCCTTTATATCATGCCTGATGGTGTGAATCTCTTTTAATAAGTAGAACAGACGGAGGGAGCAGAAAATGGAAAATACACGGATGATGCGGCGGAAAACACGGGAACAGCGGCGGAAGCTGATGCGGAAACAGAAACTTTATGGGCTGGTTTTCGTGCTTCTCTCCATCCTGATTTGCCTGGTGTGCGCTACTGGAAAGACCCCGGAAGATAGGGATGCAACGGCGGTTGTTCTTCTCCTGCCTTTTGGACTGTACTTAATTTTTACCAAAGAAATTTGTATCAGTGGTTAATTCCCCTTGATGAACGGCGGAAGATATAACAGAAGGAGATGTTACCATGACAACCAAAACCGATTTTCACTCCATCATGGAGCTAAAGGAAAACTTCAAACCGAAAGAGCGTGGCTGGATTGACCAGGAAGAGGCGGCGCAAGTCAAGAAGGTGCTGGAGCTGGATGGCCGGACGGACATTGAACTGCAAAACATCCGCGATATGGCCGTGATGCTTTATGGGCAGTGGTCGAGCAGCAGCCGGGCGGATGGCAAGTATGAGGAAATGGATGCCTATATGGACGCAATGAGCGCGATCTGTGCCGTTGTGGACGGCATGAAGATGCGGCGTGGCCTGGAGGTGTAATGAATGGAAAAGCTGACGAAAACGGAAATCACCTGGACGGTGAGCGCTCTGGAGCTGACCATCAACTACTATGAGCAGGTGGCACGGCGCAGCACGAACCAGATGGAGCGCGGCATGGCAAAGCTCCAGGCGGAAAACCTTGGCAGCGTAAAAAGCAAGCTGGAGCATGTTCTTTCCGGCGATTGCAAGCGGATCGCCGTTGAATAAAGAATAGGAGGATTTTATCATGGCAAAAATCACGAGGGCGCAGATCGAAAAGTGGAACGGGCAACTGAGCGGCGGCTTTAAGCTGGATGTGATGCACTTTGTCACCTGGGGCGAAAAGCAGGCCATTCGAGATATCAAGCTGGAAGATGGGCGGATTCTCCGCGTCACGGTTGGATATCATGATGTGGTGGAAAACTTTCGGACGGTGGCGCAGCAGCCCTCTATTCATGTGCAGGTGTATGAACCGATTGAGGGAACGGATATGATGCGCGGCAACGGCCTGGGCTATCGTGTGGATAGCGGGGCGCAGCAGCCCAAGAAGAATTACAAGGTGCTTTGTCAAATCGCTTCCACGGTGGACGATGCCAAGGCGCTGGCTCTGATGAAAGAGGGGCGCGACAAGCTGAACAGCCCATTCATCATGTAACAGACTGGCGGGGATGAAAAATTCCCCGCCTTTTTTATTTTTCCGGTTAATTTTTGTCGTTCTGGACTGTGTGATATAACAGAAACCAAAATTTAATGGATTGGAGCGGTTGAAATGATTGGAATGAATGAAGCGCTGATTCTTGAAAAGCGGAAAGATATTCTGGATGAAATTCTCCTGGCGCTGGAGGCGTTCACGGATGACATTCTCCCTGCGATTGGTGAAAACACCTTTACCATCACTCCATCTATCGCTGACAACTATCCCAATAAGCTGGTGCTGACCTGGGAGTGGAAGCGTCTGCAAAGGCGGATTGAAAAGGAGTTTATCTTCCATGTGGTGGACACAAAAGAGGGCTTTATCAACGAGATAAAAGCCTATCTGTTTGACCTCACCATTTCCATCATAAATCTTTGATGGATGGTAAATTATCTCCGTTTTAACCTGGTAGGTATAATAGGAGGGATAAAACCATGGAGCGAATTACAAAATCTCAATACCTTGCAATCCCGAAAGCGTATCGCGGAACCTTTGAAGATGTTCGCGGCGATCATCCTGAGTGGAAAGGCAGGCGCACCGCTTTTCTCCCAGGCCATGGAACCGTCCTCTTTATCGAGGGCGTTTCCTTTGAGATCGTGGACGATGTGAAGCACTATGCCGTATGTATCAGCGATGCGGACGGCGGAAGCGGTGAGATGAAATGCACCGCAAAGAATAAGACGGAAGCCCGGCAGCGTGGCCGCGAGTATATCAAGGCATGGAAGCTGCGTGGCGCAAAAATCGAATACATCAGGGAAATGGATGCTCAGGAGGTGCAGGAGTATGAAGTTAAAAGCTGAGCTGGACGGCGTTCAAGCTGTCTTTCAAAAGAATATTGACCAGATTAAAGCCTATGCGCCCAGGCTCAAGGCAAGCGGGCGGTATAAGGTATTTGAAAACCGGCTGGCCTGGGATTGTTTGAGGGCGTTTGTCGGCACGGAGGTGCTTTGCTCCTGGTATGATAAATACGGATGCCACGATGTTCATATTGAAACCGTTGGACGAGCCGCCCTGAAAAACCTTGGTGTGATTTAAGATTGATTTATCGTCGTGGGGGTGATAGAATGGTGCTATCACCTACCACGATTGGAGGGCGGAAAGATGAAGAAGTGCTGTCTTTTTATTTCTGTCATGCTGATGTGTTTTCTGTGCGCCTGCTCTGTAACAGAACAGAAAGAGCGGACTACAATGTATGATATCATTGAGTCTGGAAGCGCGGAAGAAATTGCAGCGGCGGCAGAAGCGGCGGTTGAAAAGCATGATGAACTGTTCAATCTGGCGATGGATGAGATGTCCGCCTGGAATTCCTATGCGGATGGGACGGGTGCGGAAGATGCGCTGAAGTCTGCCCAGGCCGCAATGGTGGATTTTTTCGTGGAAGAGGGTTTTTCTGCGGATGAGTTTGGCGGAACCGTGGAAGAGGCGCACAATCTTCTGACCGCTACCAGGGAAAGTCTTTCGGATGAATATATCGCTATCAGCACCCACTATTCTGAGATTTTGAAAGATGAAGCCGTGGAAAATTTTAAGGATGCCATTCTCTCCGGCGAATAAGAAAACTGAATAGGAATACATATGCGACGCAGAAAATCTGCGTCGTTTTTTTTATTTTACTGGTTAATTTTTGCCGTTGTCGTGCGTTAGATGTAATAGGAAGCCAAAAAGATATGGAGGTTTGTATCATGGTCGAGATGTATGTTTCAGATAGCCTTTATCTTAATGCGGAGGTGCTGGACGAAAAGCACTGGATGATTCATTTAAGCAATGGCGCTGAGATCCCCGTGGAGAAAGACCCTGAGCATTATGGAAGCAGATGGGGATGGAAGATTGGGAACCAGATTTTCAGCGATGACAAAACCGCCCTGTGGTATCTGGAGCGCCTGGTTACTGAAAAGCTGACCGGTAAGCGCATTGTTCTTCACGCAAAGGGAGAAGTCCCTGAGATTTGCGGCGTGAATGGTGCGGCCTGCCGCGCCCCTGGTGAATGCAATCGAGCGCTGTGCAGCCGTTGTCCGGTGGCCGAAAAGTTTTTCGCTGACCGTGACGGCGTAGAGCTGGTGTATGCTGTGGATTGAAATAAAAAACGGGGATGACTCCCCGTTTTTTTATTTTCAAGGTTAAGATTTTCGTCACTGGCCTGGCAGATATAATAGGAGGTGGTTGCAATGTTGAATATGAAGACGGCGAAATGCAGTTGCAATGTTATGAACCCAATTTCTGAGCGGCAGCAGTATGAAATCAACCTGGTTGTCCATCAGGATGAAATCTTCCGCTATCAACTGTTGTCCAGGATGAAGATGGACTGCGAGTATTTCCTGGGCTTTGGCAATATGGTGGAGAAATACCTGTGGGCTGGAAGTGTGCAGCTTCAGATCGCCTACATGAAAGCAATCTGGAATAGTTCTCCCAAGGATGGAAAGCCGGAGTGGTTGACCATGCGGCAGATCGAAAAGTACGAAAGGAAGATGGTACAATGATTGTTTCCTTTTCTTCTCCCACGGACAGAGACAAAAAAGAATATGTGCTTATCGGGATGCGTCCGTCGTGTCTGGATGACAAGGTAAAAATCACGGCCATTGATGATGATTCTCATGTTGGTGTTCTCTTTATGGGACTTGATACCTATATGCGCCTGGGTGAAGACTACATAAGAGAAAATGCCAAACTTCAGCACTATTCCTCCATGGATATGTGGTGCCTGGAGGTATCACAAAACAATTATTACAATGACCAGGCCAGAAACCCGGACAAAATTATCCCCGTCAAGTTTGTTGAGGTTGAGATGGGAACCGGGCGGCAGGTGTATCGCGGTGAGGATGGCCGCTATTATCTGCGCGAGGTGTCCAGGCGTGAACCGTTTGCAAAGTGGTATATATGCGGAAAGCGCCGGGTATTTGAAGACGGCAGCGAGCCGAGAGCTAACCTGATTTTTGAGTGCGGCGGACAAAAGGAAAAAGTGCGCTACGATGACTGGAATGGCGTTGCCGCATACTCTGATACATTCAACCAAAATTTTCATAAGGAGATGTAACCATGTATTTGAAAAAGGAAACGCTGGAGCAGATTAAAAGAAAGTATTCCGTTTTGATTGTTTCCGATGATGACGTTGTGGATGCGTTCAATCTGGTGAATGACATCATGACGGCGGAGGCGGACGCAATCAAGGAGCGGGAGCCGACCGCCACGGCCTCTATCAGCCGCCTGGAGTCTGCCGCCTATGAGGTGTTCAGCATCGGCGGAGATATTGAAAACGAAAATTTTTCTGAGGGTGAGTAAATTCTCACCTGGATTCGGCGGTAGATATAATAGGAGGTGAAATTTCATGGTTTCCTACCAGGACAGCGCCGTGGATATTGAAACAAGATATACCGTCGAGTTTGTGAATAACAAAAAGGATTGGGACTACATCTGCAAGGGGATCTTCAACCATGGTGAGCCGTGGGAGCGCTATCAATCCCGCAAGTATTCCAGCCTGGACGATGCAATCACTTTTTACCTTGTGCATTATTTCTCAGACGCCACATACGATGTTAGGCTGTTTGAAGAAATTTTGCTGGATGGCAAAGTCGTTCGGGAAACATATTTTGATTCATCTTCATTAGGCCACTACATCAGAAGCAATATCAATAAGGCCATGGAGGATGAAATTCTCAAGTTAAGGGAGGGCAGTCGAGATACCCAGGAGTTAATCTCCAAGTATGATGCGTTTATCGAGAGATACAACGCAAAGAAAACCTTTAAGGAATTCTGTGAATCAATGGGCGATGCCCATGAATAATAAGGAGGAACTGAATATGAATAGCAATCCGAAGAAGTCTGGCCTGGGAAAATATGCCGGTGTGCATGGCGTGGTTTTCAAAAACGATGTGATGCCCGCCGCTCCTGCCAAGGGAGTTATCGGCAAGGCTGGCGGAAAAACCTGCAACATGCCGATGGATTCCGATGCGGAATTTGAGAAGCGCGTCAAGCGGTATGACCGGCAGCGTCAGGCTGCGGCTGAAGCCGCTGAAAAGGCACGGCTCAGCGCTGTAAAGAATGAGACGGAGGTGGAAGCTGTGCCGGCCTGATATGATACGGTTTTGGAGGGTTCCGTTCAAAAACCCTACCCCATATTTCACCGCTTATTTTTTATAAGCGGTTTATTTTTGCGCATTTATAGCGGTAGATATAATAGGAGGTGCTTTTCAAATGAAGATTAAGATTTGTGCCGTGTGCGGCCGCGTTATCAATGAGGATGAAGATACCGTTTATACCATCAACGAGGGGACTGACCGCGAATATATCGAGTGTGAGCAGTGCCACGATCAAGAGTGGGAAGTAAATGCCATTACCAATTGCGAGGGCTGCGGTCGCTGGTTCTCCACCGACATTTTGCAGTCAGAAGAGGTTGCCCCCGGCCATACCTTCTGCCCCTGCCCTGTTTGCGGCAAGGATGTAGTGGACGGCCTGACGAAAGAGGAATTCATGGAGGATGTTTATATCCCGAAATTCTCCGTCGTTGTCCGCTTTTGCAATCAGGCGCGTGGCTATATCGTATCCGCAAATTCCAGGCAGGAGGCCATGAAAAAGCTGGTTGATAAAATCGATATGACCGGTGTGGATTCCATCAATATTGCGGAGATTCTGCTGGATGAGGATGTGTTCTGATGATTACTCTGCGAAAGAAAATTGAAGAAAGCAAGGCGTGGTATCTCCAGCGCTATGGCGTATTGGATTGGCAATGGGAGGATGAAGGTCTCCCCTATGCTATCATGGACTACCATAGCAGCGTCGGCTCCACCCTGGACTTTTCGGAGGACGATTGGAAAGCCTGCGAAGAGAATGGCTGGAGCAAGGATGAAGTCTTGATTCTGTGCGATGAAAAATAAATTTTAGCAGTTGGTTTATTTTTTCCGCGCTCAAGCGGTAGATGTAATAGGAAGACAAATTCACCTACAACCTACAACCAAAATACTTAGGAGGTAATTCAAATGGCAGCAAATGTTGAGACTATGTTTTATGTTCGTGAGAAGCCGTGGCACGGCCTTGGGACTTGCGTTGAGGAAGCGCCCACCAGTGCTGATGCGCTCCGTCTGGCTGGCCTGGACTGGGAGGTAAAGCAGAGAAGCATTCAGGTGTGCGGCGGTGCGAAAATCGAGAACTTCAAGGCCAATGTCCGTAGCTCTGACGGCGCTGTGCTGGGTGTCGTATCTGACCGCTACCAGATCGTGCAGAATGCGGAGGCGTTCAGCTTCACCGACGAGCTGATTGGCGGCGATGTCCGCTATGAAACTGCTGGCAGTCTTCAGAATGGCAAAAAAATCTGGTTGCTGGCACGGATGCCCGCTAAGAAGATTGTGGGTGATGATGTGGAGCCGTATCTTTGCTTCTCCAATACCCATGATGGTTCCGGTGCTATCCGCGTGTGCATGACCCCCATCCGCGTGGTGTGCAACAATACCCTGAACCTGGCGCTGAATACTGCTTCCCGTAGCTGGTCTACCAAGCATGTTGGAGATATCGACCACAAGATGCAGGAGGCGCGGATGTGCCTGGAGATGGCGGATTCCTACATGGGTGAGCTGGCCGAGTATGCCGACCGGCTGGCGAATACCAAGGTCACGGATGACGAGCTGAACAAGCTGCTTGACGAGATGTTCCCCGTGGATGAGAACGATTCTGACCGCAAGAAGAACAGCGTTCAGAAAGCCAAGGATGAGTTCATGATTTGCTATCTTCGCCCGGATATCGCCCAGTTCCTGAACACCGGCTGGGGTGTGGTAAACGCAATGAGCGACATGGTTTCCCACTCCGCTCCCCGTCGCGCCTCCAAGAGCTATCAGGAAAACAACTGGGGGCGTATCATGGACGGCCACAAGCTGCTGGATCGCATGACCAGTCTGGTTGGTGTTCGATAATGACCCGTGCGTATACTGTAAGCAAAGATCCCAAGTCTGGTATGTGGTATGCTCATGCAAAAGGGTATCCGTGCATACCAGTCTGCGGAAGCATATCAAAAGCTAAGTCTGAAGCTTTAGAATATGCAAAGATGATGAACTTTCTTCCTAACCGCGTGGAGGAAATAGAACAGAAGAGAAAGAAAGAGTTTGAAGCCCTCATGAAAATTTGAGGGCTTCCTCTTCTCTTATGAGTTTAATAATAGAGGTGCTGAAGATGAAAATTTATTTACTGATTCATGTCGTGGACGGCGATAGCTGGGGCGTAGACACAGATGCTTTTCTGAGCAAGGAGGAAGCGCAGAAATCCATGCGTAATTTCTGGCAGGCTTCGCTCAAGGAATGGGGCATTGATGCCGAAAGCGAACAGAACGACGAACAGAGCTGGGAATGCAGCGATGTCAGCGCAAGCATTAGCGACTACTGCAAGAACGAGTTCGAGCATTGGGAAATTCATGAGAAGAACATGGATGTCCAGGTCGCAATCAAGGTGCATGAAGGAATGGTTCAGTCCGTCATCTCCAACGCTGGCGTTGATGTGGATGTGTATGATCTGGACGTTTCCGACTACCCGGACGAGGGCGAACAGGATGAGGCCGATAAGCTGGAGAAAGAATTTAATGAGCTGTCCAATCAGCCTGGCTGGGGCGATGTTTGGTAAGCCGCACTGATGAGTCGTAAACGACGAAACCGCCGCAAGGCGGTCTGCGGATAATTTAATTATCTGGTTAAGAATTCCCCGTGTTCGGCGGATGATATAATAGAAGGAGGTATTTCAGATGGCAACTGCAAACTACATGACAATGGAAAGCTTTCCTCTCTTTGCAAGGGAGTTTACTTCTGAGATTAAGTGCTGCAAACACTGCGGATTATACCAGGATAGCGACAACGATGTGTGCGAAGAGTGCGGCGGAGAGCTTGAGGAAGAAATATTCGTTGACGAGATCGAGGTTCAGGAAACCGTTTCGGATATTGAATCCCGTCTTGATGATGATGTCAACGAAAGTCTGGTTTTCCACAAGATTTCCGTCCTGCCTGGGCATTATTATGGTGTCCAGTTTTATGTGGAAACCACAGATGACCCCACGGAGATGGACAACGAGGACTGCCGATATTACTTTGATATGTACCGCAGCGTAGCGATTCGCCGATACAATAGCGAGGTCAATAAGGTGTGTCGGATTCTGCGGAAGCTGGCAAAGGAGTACGGATTTGACGAGCTGTATCTAAGGGCGCGGTTTGGCAACGGAGCCGCTCTGTATGGACAGGTGGAAAACACAAACCGCTCCAGACTTTTGCAGGCCGTCGCTCCCAGAAGATAAGCAGTTGTGGATTCAATAAGTTTTTGATATAATATGGAGGCAATATGGTAAACAGCAAGGTGATTGACATGTCGGATGTATTCAACGGCGGCGGTATGGCTGCTCGTATCGCCCAGGCCAAGGAAAAGGCGGAGGCGGATTATCAGGAAAAAGTAAAGCAATCCCGTGAGGCGGATGTGGATGTCCGGGATTTCTTTTCAGACGAAGAGCTGGACAGGATTCTAACCGACAATGAGTTTTTCAATGGCCGTGTAGCCGATTTAAGCAAGGTGCAGCGCCACGAAAAAGTTTCCATGGCGGCGCGGTGGATGAAAGCCCATAGCATGGAAGTCGTGGACATTGATATAGAGCCGGTGTCCAGTTCTCATCCCAATGCCATTATCACGATGGAGATTCGCCGCCTGGCCTCTCTGCGTGGGCAGGAGCTAAAGGTGTTCACTGCCATGTGTGCAATGGCGGATAGCGTGTTTATGTCCGGTATCAAGGATAGTATCATCAGATTCACGTTCGGCATTGAGGGAGTGTGGAATGAATGATTTATAACAATACCATTTCTGATATCAGAAGCAATATCTTGGAACCGTGGAGAATGTGCGGTGAATACGAAGACGGGTTCGATGTCACAGTTGGCGGAGGCAGTGAAGAAGACTGTATGAATCTCCTGGCCGACCTTGAATCAAAACATGGAAAGCTGACCTGGTATTCCGGTTACAGTGATGAAGACTATGAGGCTGGAGAGTACATCGGAAGAGAAAACTTCATATATGATTGACCAGTTCCAAAAAGACGCTGAAAAATCTCAGCGTCTTTTTTATTTTAAGGTTAAGATTTTTAGTAGATGAGCGGTAGATATAATGAAGGGAGGCATTCAAATGATTATCAATCACGATCACTCTTATGTCAATGCACTGGACAATGAATTTGTTGCCCGTGGTTATGCGGAGGATGACCTCTTCTCCATCCGCCTGACTTATGAATACACGCAGGAGCAGAAAGAGGAAAACAAGCGCATTGTAGATTCCTCTACCAGAGAGCAGTGGAATGCGTATTGCATAGAGGGCGCTGTCATGCGTTCTAACTACATGAGGCCGGTAATTGAAAAGCTTGCCGATGCGTTTGTCCTATACCAGTTTTCTGATTGCGGTGTCCCATATGACAGCGACAAGTGGGACTTGTTTTTCTGGTGCAACGACTTCAATACCACATGCCGCACTTCTGACTTGACTGGAAGAGACTATTCCTACATGACGCTGAACTTCAATAAGAAGTGTTCTGCGGCGCAGCATGTGGAACTATGCAACAAGGTTCTTGAACTTCTCAAAGAGAATTTCTCCGGCCTGGAAAACCTGTGCGTTTCCATTCAGTATGATACCAGGTGTTTCACCGATAAAATCCATGAAGATGCCCAAAAAGTTGCGGATGGCATGGTAGGCCGCAAATATAATCGGAATGGATGCGATGGCCGCTTGGTGAAGTACAATGGGCAAATCTACTGGATGAAGAAGTACGCAAAAAATCGCGGCTATCTCATGTCGGATGCCGAAATCCTTAGGATGAGCTGGGGAAATCAATGATATAAGCAGGTGATAAATATGCCTTACGTCATATTCAATAAACAGACCAACAAATATATCAAGCACCCATCCACATGGGTTGGCCGTCTCAGCAAAGCGACAAAGTTTAAGACGGAAGAGAACGCTTCAAATTTTCTGAGCTGCCCTCCCCGCGCACTGGCGCTTCCTCCTATTGAAGCGCTTGCTATTCTGTCAACGGACAACCTGACAGATATTTACAACACGAGCTATTCATTCACGGAAGAGACGGCGCAGCAGGAGTTTGAAGAGCTGAAGTCGTTCTTGTCCGCCACTCTGTCCTCGTTTGATAAGCTTGCATCGCTGCCGAGATACTACGGTGCAGAGGTGTCGAAGTGTGACCAGGAAACATTGGATGTTCTTCACAAGATTGAATTCTGCAATGTCAGCGCGTCGGATGGCTATAAGCTCTATAAACAGCTTCAGGAAATCCGTATCCGCCGCAGGAACGCAAAAGACCACCTCGAAATTGCAAGTCTGGTGTTATCGACTGGGCTGCTGGCAAGCATGAAAACCCTGGACAGCGAGATCAAGGCAGTGGAAACCAATATGGCGGATAGAAAGTATAAGCCGCGTGTTCTGGTTGGGCTTTTCGATGACTCTGGCATAACAGAAATCGAAGAAGAAAGCGAAGAAGACGTCACGACAGAAACAGAAAGAGAGGAAACAGCATGAGATACTATAGTACCCAGCGCCCCATTACTCCCGGCGCTTACCCGAAAGAGAATGTCATCAGCATCAAAAATTTTCATGACAAAAAATATGTCTCCGAAATCGGCGGAGATGCCTGGGGATATGTGGAGTATGACTGCGAGCTTCCAGAAGAGAAAGTGCGGGCATATGAATTCACTCCGGTCAATCCCATGCACTGTACTGCCAAGCAGTTGGCCGCAATGAAGAGAATCTTGTCCCGTGGACAGAAAGCGATGAATGCCGCGCATGTTTCTGGATCGAACTTCCTGGTCAGTGGTCAGCAATTCTGCGAACATGGATATGCAATCACTGACGGCGGCGTAACAGCGTTTCTCCCCGCCTATGCGCCTGGAATCCCATATGCTACGAAATACGAAGCAGATGCCGTATATCGTGTGTTTCTGGATGAGGTTGGTAACGGCGATTATTTCTCCGTTGATCTGGACGATGTTCGGTATGATACACCAGACCTTTCCTACATCAAAGAACAGATTGCCAAGCACAAGGAAGAGGGAAAGAACAGCCGGACGCTGGCCTACAATCCGAGATGCGAGGTCATGTTCAAGGCGGTTCGTCTGGATGGTTCGGAAATCGTCGGTGTGTTCGATGCCCAGTTGGTTCGTGATGCGCTGGAGTGTGTGGGCAAGCACCCTGTCTGCTATCTTGGATTCAACCGGAATAAGAGCCGGCCATTCCCTTTCCTGATGGTTGGAAGCGACGATACCCTTTGGGACTTTTCTTCTGGGGTTCATGCGCTGGTGATGCCGCTTGCAAAACATAGAATTTAATGGAGGTGTCGATATGCTTACAATTATGATTATCCTGATGCTTTTGAAGCTTCTGTACGATGGAATCGGCGCATTCTATTCGCAGGCTATTGTGTCTGCAAAGAATCCATATGCCGCATATCGTGAGGCGCTGGCCGCTGCTGCGCACAACAAGGAAGAGAATGGGAATAACAATGATGGAGGTGATACGGATGAATTTGCTCGATAAGTTTTTAGCCGTGGAAGTAAAAGCGGAATCCAGAATTTCAAAAAGCGATAAGCACTATTGCGAGGTGCAACAGGCCGCTTATGACCATGGACGTAAGGCGCTCAAGGACATGATTAAGGTGGCCGAGCGCTTCATCAAAGAACAGAATGACATTCTGGAATCGGTAGACAGAGAGGTATATACCAATTATGTCTACGACGGACGGGGCGGCGTAAGCCTGACCAGCCTCCATGATTTACTGCGGAAGAGCCATTCCACCTTCATTGCCAAAATCGTCTCCTACTTCTGCAAGACTTATCATGTGGATTTGGACAATGGAGTTATCATCGAGCATCTTATCCCGAAAGAACCGCGCTACTCCAGCAAGGACGATGCGAAAGAGTATACGGAGCAGATTGAGAGCCTTGAAATCTCCTATAAGCAGGTGCTTGACGAGATTTTTGTCCAGCTTGGAGGTTTCTCATTCCAGGAAAAAGCGCTCAATGAACTGAAAGAAAAGTGCCATAAAGAGGCGTGGAACTCCTACACTGGAAAGAGAGACTTTGAACAGAAGAAAGCAGTCTTGTCTTTCACTCGCTATGCCTGTTCTTTTGATAGCTGGCATGAACAGTGGCACAAGGGCGAGTATGAAATCAAGCTGGCGGATGGCATGAAATATGTGCTCCGCGCCATTGCCTACTTTGAGTATGGGCAGATCGACTATATCCCAGCCGCTTTCCACGACCTTCTTGGATGGTCTTGGACTACCACGGAGACGGAGCGCAAGTGCTTCATGGAAAAGGTGAAGAGTATCAAGTGCTTCAAGAATGGCCGCGTGGATGTGCGTTTCACCAGCGAAGAGTATGCCCGCCAGTTTGCGGATGAGTTTCTTGGGACGGAGGTATAACTGGATGACGAAGCGGGAGAAGTGTGTCGTATCCGCATATACCGGCGTTCTTATGTGCGACTTTGCCGATCTGCACCAGTACATCGAACAGCTTTTGGGCAGGCCGGTATGGACGCATGAGCTTGCGTTTTCGGATGTGTGGAAAGAAATCAAGGAAAAAACAAAGCCGGAATTTTTAGAGCTTTGTAGGAATTAGTTAAGCAATCCGGTTTATTTCTTTCCTATTTCTCTGGTAGATATAACAGAGACGGTTCTTGGAGGTCTCCGTAAAAGCCTCCATCCATATAACAAAATCCAGGAGTTGAGCATATGAAGTACCAGATTATGAACCAGTCGATTCCTCAAGCCAGCCGGCAGGAATTAAACGACAAGATTTTATATCTGATCGACAATGATCTTGCGGAATCCTCTGGAATTACACGCGAGGATATCTACAATGCCTATACCGGCGACGGTGGACTGCATGGCCTGAAGTATTCTGACTTTGACAGCTACTATGAATACTCCAGCGCAAAGAAAGAGATTGAGAACGGCCAATTTTTCACCCCCGCCAAGGTGTGCAAGTTCATCATGGACTGCCTCAACCCCGGCGACACGGATATCATTGCGGATCTCACCTGTGGAATGGGCAGCTTTTTCAATTTTGCTCCGATGGAAAGCAACCTGTATGGGTGCGAGCTGGATATCAAGGCGTATAAGGTGGCGACATATCTCTATCCCAAGGCAAACCTGACCTATGGGGATATCAGAAGCTATTCGCCCAATATCAAGTTTGATTATGTGGTTGGCAACCCGCCGTTCAACCTCTATTGGTGGGTGGATGAGAACCAGATTTTATCTCAGCTCTATTACTGTCAAAAGGCTGCGGAGCTGATGAAGCCTATGGGTATCATGGCGCTTGTTGTCCCATCCTCTTTCCTGGCGGATGACTTTTCTGACGGCAATATGATTAAGGAGCTGGAACGGAACTTCAGTTTCCTTGGTCAGTTCAAGTTGGACAAGGACACCTTCTCTTCCATTGGAGTCAATGGATATGAAACAAAGGTGCAGTTCTGGCAGCGCAACAGCGACCAGGACGGATGGACTGCATCTCCATACTCCACTCAAATGTTTGCAGATGGCGTGTCCTTGAACAGCGCAGGCGTGGAGCAGGTTCGCGGCTCATTTTTGGATGGCGCACAAACTTTGTTTCGTAAAAATCGTTCTCATATTTTACTGGAGTTATCTCAGCAAAACAGCGCTTCAAGCGACTTCATGTACCAGGTAAAGAAATACCTGTATGCAATCAAATCCCATCCAGCTTTGCAGGAAAAGTATGTGAAATGTTGTGAGTATATCAACAAGTATTACACGCAGAAGCAGCCCGCAGATATGTCCTACAAAGAGTGGTGCCGCGTCAGAATCACTGAGGCAAAAGTGCTTGCCTATCTTCGGAATACGGTGCGTAAACAGAACGCAAAGAAACCTCAAGATGTGATCCGCATGGTGAACTATGGATATTCTATCGGCTACAAGGCGTACAGCCAGAAGATGTCCCGCAGTATGTCGGAGCAGATGAAACAGCCGATCCCCATTTATCAGATCGTATATGACCAAATGGATGCGGCAGAGTTTGGATGCTTTGCAAAGATGATCCGCCGCCGTCAGAAGGAATACCAGATTGAACAGCAGCCCTTGTCCTCCATGGTGATGGATGAGAATATTGGGCGATTTCTGGCTGAGTTCACTGTATACGACAGCGAGAACGACGAACAGATTTATCTCAACGATATCCAAAAGCATGACCTAAATCTTGTCCTGCAAAAAAGAAATATGCTTCTTCAGTGGGAGCAAGGCTCCGGCAAAACCCTCGCTGGGATTGCGTCTGGATTGTATCGGATGGAGCGGCAGAACGCATTTTGTACCTGGGTAGTGTCTTCTGCGATCTCTATCAAGAACAACTGGGATGTGGTGTTGCAAAGCTACCATCTCCCCTATGTGATGGTCAATCGTATCAAAGATTTGGAACGCATTCAACGCGGAGATTTTGTCATCATCACCTTAAACATGCTGTCCAAGTATCAGCGGCAAATTAAGTCCTGGGTAAAAGCCCATGGTGGAAAAATCGCCCTCTGTTTTGATGAGAGCGACGAAATGACAAACCCATCCAGCAAACGGGCAAAGGCGGTGCTGAATGTGTTTCGTCGTTGTAGGTTCAAACTTCTGATGACCGGAACCAGCACCAGAAATAATATCGCTGAATTTTTCCCTCAGCTTGAATTGGCCTATAACAATTCGGTGAATATGATCTCCTGGTGCCAGTCGGTGTATCGCTATGACCGATATAGCAAGAAGGACGGGATTGAGGAAGGGCTTCACGAATATCCAAACGAGAATTATGGAATGCCCATCCCTCCGTACAGCAAAGGATTCAAGTTATTCTCTGAAAGCCATCTTCCTGAGAAGATCACGGTGTTTGGTGTCGCCCAGCGCAATCAGGATATCTTCAATGCGGATGAACTGAAAAAGATTCTGGATCGTTTTGTTATCACCAGGACTTTTAAGGAAGTGTCTGGAAAAGACATCAAGAAGATACGCCAGGTTGCAGTGCGGTTCTCCGATGCGGAGCGCGAGGTATACAGAACTGCGATTGAATCTTTCGAGCGGATGCGCAGCAGATATTTTGCGTCCACTGGGAACCTCCGCAAAGACGCTATGATGCGCCTGATCCAGCAAATCACTTTGCTTCTCAGAATCAGCGCCGCCCCAAACACGGTGGAGGAATACCATGGCGGATTGCCCACGAAAATTGCCAAGGTAATGGGCATGCTGGATGACGCAAAGGACGAGATCGTGGCTATAGGTGTGCGTCATAAGAACGTGGTCAACGCATATGCGGATGCCATTCGTGACCGCTTCCCCGACAGGCCACTGTTCGTGGTCACAGGATCGACCACGACTCTTGCGGCCAGGCGGAAACTGCGGAAGACGCTGAAAGAAAGCGGAAACGGAATCCTGCTCTGCACCCAGCAAAGTCTCCCCTCTTCCGTCAACTTTGAGTTTGTGGATACTGTAATCATTCCTGAGCTACATTACAACAACTCTCGGATGAGCCAGTTCTATATGCGGTTTATTCGGTACAACTCCACCCGGATGAAGAACATTTATTTTGTCACCTATCTTGGAAGCATTGAGTCAAACCAGATGCAGATGGTGTTAGCAAAGGAAAAGCTCAACCTCTTCATGCGTGGGCAGGACACAGATTTGGATGAAATCTATGAGCGGTTCGGCGTGGACTACGATCTCCTGTCTGTACTTATGTCCCGCGAAATGGATGAGAATGGAAAAATGTATCTCAAATGGGGCGAACAAAATATAGCGTGATGGTTAATTTACACCGTTGATATACGGTAGATGTAATAGGAGGTGTTTGAAATGCTTTACAACCTTGTGAATCGCGGCGGACACATTGAAGTGCTGGATGATTGCGGGCGGTTCGTTTTCTCTGCTGACACTATTGGTGAGGCTAACCGGGAGTTAAACGAGCTGGAGAAAAGAACAAGCTCCCCTTAATTGGGGAGCTGTCAGGGACATGATAAAACATATGGATGTGCAGGAGAAATTAGTGTGGATGAGTTCGTGATGATGAAGAAGATGAACGGCACAGAAACCAGGACAAAGGATTTGTGGGGCGTTCAAATTCTGGATGGCAAGTATTACATATACTGCAACCGAAAGCCGATCTGTTATGGAACCATGCAGAACGGCCTAACGCCGGCTGAGATATTGAAGCGGTATTGCGGAGCGAGATTCGTTAAGGCAATATGATGCCTTTTTGCATAGCGACCCGTTTCATGTCATTCTCCCATGCGGTTTTTCTCCGATACCGCAACCACTTGATGTATTCATCCCATCTGTGGTTGGATGCCTCGTTGGAAACGCCAAACACTCTTTGGATATCCAGTGGGGATTTGATTTCAAGCATAGCAAACAGCGGCATTGGGCAAAGCAGGGTGGCCGCAAACTGATCGGCTTCAATCTCAAAATCGGATGTCTCCATCGGGCAAAATCCGTGCTCAGCAAGCATAGGTTCTGCGACCAATGGAAGATGTTTCAGAACCACATGCCCAAGCTCGTGGGCTTTCGTCCATCTCTTTCTCCCTGAAACATTGTTGTCGGCGTTGTCTGAGTTCCATAAAATCAGATATCGATTGTTCGCCACATCATAGTGGGTGCATCCCGATTTGCTTTCACATAGCAAGATAACGTCCCGAATAGAACAGCCGTTTGTTTGAGCAAATTGCTGATAGGTTCTAATACGGCAGTTTGAAAATCTTGAAATAATGTTGTCTGGCTCAATCGGGAATCTAATCTGTTCCATGTCTCTGTATATCTGCAACACCTGATTATAGATAAACGGATATCGGATCATTGATACACCTCCATCCAGGTACTCATTGCAACTATATCAAATCATGTGTCCGATAAACAGGACTTATTGCTCTTCGTCCTTGAAAGCCTCGTGGAATCCAAGGCGCAGCATACCCATCATACGTTCCTTGTCCTGCGGAGACATCCTGGACTTGGCTCTTTGCAGAGATACAAAGTCTTCGTCTCCGACCAGCTTTTCTGCGGAGTCTTGGATGTCAGACAGGCCGATTAGGTAATCAGCAGATACACCAAAATATTCTGCAATCATTTTGACTTTATCGACGGAAGGTGATGTTGTTGTTTTCCATTTACGAATCAGAGAGGCGGCGATGCCAAGATCCTCTGAGAGTTTTGTCATCGAAATGCCTCTGTTTTCACAAAGCTCTTTTATCCTGGTATAAAGCACGGACTCCATTCTGCGTCCCTCCAAAAGATAATATTTTATCGTTTCGCTGTTGACATGGCTAATATTTTCTGATATAGTGAAAGGCACAGCGACACTTTATTATCGCTTGCGGAATTATTATAGCTCATATTTTCTCGTAAGTCAATCAAAAAGTTTTGGAGGAAAAAGTAGTAATGGTAGTACGAAACGGCGTAGAATCCAAGCGGATGACCAGTGGTGATTTCGATTTAACAAGTGTATCCTCCAGCCGTGTGCTGCTTCCCTGCCGCCCATGGGGAGAAATGCGGCTGGAGATGATGGACGCAGCGTATGGCATGATGACACAGCAGGAGCTACATAAAGTCAAGGATGCCCCCTATGAAGAAGTGATCCAAAATGAGCAGTTGAACATGATGTTCAATATCCAGCGAAGCCAGGTTCGTTTGACGGCACATGCATCCGGTGATGTAGTGTGCGGGAAGAAATTGAATGCTCGTATTCCGGTTTTGGCAGATCGGGACGAGGTGGAAGAGGTGCTAAGCGCATTCTTTGCCAACGGGTGCTCTGGCCTAAGTCAAGAGTACGCACAATATTATAGCAGTGTTTTCGCTTCCTGGAAAAAACAAAAATAATTTTGCTATTTCCTATTGACAAACGGCGGATCATCTGCTATATTAACATTCGTAAGGAGTAAACTAATCTACTCCATAGCGGCAATCAGAAATAGGAGGATGGCACGTGGATAACAGTAGTTACCGTAGCCAGTACATCCAGTCTGGTAATGAGAATTTCTCGGAGCAGTCTGTATCGGTGTACGATGCTTTCTGGAAGAGACTTCAAAAAGCAGAGAGATCTATCGGAAAGTCATTGGAGGATGGCTACACAACAGAAGAGTACGCAATACTGATCGGCAAGATGAACGTCTCAAACCTAAATGCTTTTGCCACCTATAAAAGCAGGGTCAACCGATATATCAAGTGGTTGAACGAAAGAGGTTTGATTGACCAGCCGTATTTGGATAACCTAAAAAATGTTACCTATGATATGATTCCATCGAACCATGTCTATGACACAAGGTATTTTAAGGACTTCTCTTCCCTTCAGCAATCAATCACTGACACCCTATGGGTTGCTGAGCGGATTGACGATAGAATCTTCAGCACACAGATCACGGCAATCTATTTGGCCTGGTGTGGCTTTTCCGCTGAGGAAGCTGTTGCGATGAAAAAGGCAGAAGTCTTGGATGACTGCATTGAGTTTCAAGGCCGCAAGTATTTCCCGAACAAAACCATCATGGACTATATCAAGGAGTATCGGGACTCCACCGGTTATGAATCCCAGGGCAGAGGCGTAATCACACTCAAGTATGTGTATTCTGATTTTCTTTTGCGCACATGCCGTGCGGATCGGGTTGATACAAAGACGCTGCGTATTTTGATTCGCAACTTTGGCAAGAGCGGCGGAGAGGAAATCAACCTCTTTGCCTATGACAAGGTTTATTGGTCTGGAATTTTTAATCGGGCATACACATACGAGCTGGAAAACGGAGAGATTCAGAGCGGTGATATTGAGACGATTGAAAGGGTCTTCCATCAAACATATCCGTCCGTATCCGTTGCAAATAAGAAGCTTCGTGATTATCATAAGTTCAGAGAATACTTCTTCCCAGATACAAAAGGATGATTTCACATTGACTTGGAGGGGCGACCCTTTAAGTCATATATAAGGAATTAGTTAATCAATTTTATATCCGAACAGTTCCAGGTGGAACACCTTTTATGGGAGGGCAGGATCGATACCTGAACGGATAATTAGAGCTGGTTCCAAAATAGATGATTGGAGTGGTGTAATTTGATTGTATGTACCTACTGTCGTAAGGAGAGGCCGTTTTGGGCTGTGGATAAAACAGACGGCACCGGCGACTACTCCGCACACATTATCTCAGGTACAAACACTTTTGTGGACACATCTGGGAAAGAAATTCACTTTCGGTTTTGTCCAATGTGCGGAAGACCTATGGACGATCCTCCTGACGATAGTGGCGGACGGGTGATCGGCCTAATTCCAAGGCTGATAAATCGCAGTTTAACAATAAGGAGTGTATGACATATGGGCAAGGCCAGAAGTGACAGCGGCTATTATTGGGTAGACCGAAAACTCACCTGTAATGGTTGCAAATATCTGAACTTTTATAAGTGCGGATGTCGAAGAAATCAACCGAATGGGCAGGTTCGTCCTCTGTCTTCTTACACAAACGGAGACGACTACATCGCCATTCTGAAGCCGCCCGACTGCGATTATGAAAAAGAGAAGAAGTCTGCCGAAAAGGTAGACACGGAGGAATAACATGCCAGTCTTTATATTGCTCCTGTTTCTCGGCGTTGCAGTGTTATGGCTTTTACTTTCCTTTTGCTTTATCCCTATCGGGAAGTTCGTTTCCCGATTGATAAAGGACGCAAAAACTTCCATGTCAAAAGATGACTACAAAGAAAAAACTGAAGAAGAAAAGGATGGTACAGAACAGAATGGTTAAAAAGGGTTTTATCGGCGCAATTGTGCTTGCCGTGATTCTTTTCGGCGGTGTGATCCTGGGGCTTATGTGTACCGAGCGAATCCCAGCCGGCTATGTCGGTGTCGTGTATAACATGAACGGCGGCGTGGACGGCGAGGTTCTACAGCAGGGATGGCACCTTGTCTCTCCCACCAAGAAGGTAACGACATACTCCATCGGCATTGAGCAGTCCTATCTTACTGCTGAGAGCAAGGGAGATTCCCCTGATGATGAGAGCTTCAACATCCCGACCTCTGACGGGAAGACGGTTCGTGTTAATCTGGAGTTCTCCTATCGCTTTGACGAAGACCGTGTAGCGGAAACCTTTACCCTGTTTAAGGGTAAGTCCGGCGAGGAAATCAAGAATACATTTATCAAACCCAAGATTATTGCCTGGACGCAAGAGGTATCTGCAAATTATCCTGTAACGGATATTTTTGGCGACAAACGAACCGAAATCAATGCGGAGCTTGATGTATACCTGCGTGATAAGTTTGATAAATACGGCATCATCATTGACACCGTAAACTTCACGGATATTTCTGTGGATGCAGAGACCGCAGCGGCGATCCAGAAGAAGGTAAATGCTCAGCAGGAACTTGAGCTTGCAAATATTGAAGCGCAGACTGCCAAGGTGCAGGCCGAGAAAGATAAAGAGGTTGCCCAGATTGCGGCGGAAAAGGCAATCATCGAGGCGGAGGCAAAGGCTGAAGCAACCAGAATTGCTGCTGAGGCCGAGGCTGATGCAAATGCTCAGATTGCAGCTTCTCTTACACCTGAGCTGATTGATAAGATTATGTATGAGAAGTGGAATGGTGAGCTGCCCACGGTTTCTGGTTCTAACGCAATCGTGAGTATGGAAGGGTTGAAGTGATGCTGATGAAGAAAATCTATGTTGATATCATCTCTGAGAAAGAGAGAAAGCTTCATCAGCTCCAGGCGGATGCGGAGAGTGCCGTTGACATCGTAACGCGGGCAATCTCTGGCCTGGAATTGGTAAACCAGGAGATTGAAGATACTAAGTCCGAGATTGACGAGTATATCTCCCGGCTTACGGAGCAGCGTGACACGCTGGTTCATAACCAGAAGCGCAACTGCGTTGTAATCAAGAATTTCTCCAAGCTCCTTGCCGTTGATGAGGCGGAGGAAGAGAGCGAAGCAGCATCCTGATTGGGTGCGGGGAATTACGACACTAACAGCAATTTTATATGTATGAATATTTGAAAACATATCATGTGTCGTGTTGTGGGTGAAGATAATTTAAGGCGCATACAGCAATCTAATACAAAATTGAACTTGAAATTCAACATAAAAAGCGCCTTGTATTTACGAGGTATTGAGTGGTACTAAATACAAGAAAAGAAATTGGCAATGCTGCATTATCAACCGCAATTGCGTACTTTGGTTCTAATGGATATATCGTTTCAATACCATTAAATGACACACAAGACTATGATCTTGTTGTTGATAATGGAGATAGGTTACAAAAAGTGCAGGTCAAAGGCACTAACACAAAGGGGACGAAGAACGCATATAAAGTTGGTTTAAGAACTATTAGTGGAACCACAAGAAAAGTTTGTAAAACTGTAAATAAAACAGACATTGATTTGTTGTTCTGCTTATGTGGAGACGGAAGTATGTATCTTATTCCACATGAAAAGATAAAAAATGAATCTGCTATAAATCTCTCAACACAGAAAAGTATATATTCCAAAAAATCTTCTATCGACTATTCTCAGTATAAAGTAGAAATGTGAATGGGGCAGTAATCCTAATTGGTAAGGAAGTGTTTTGCTAAATCACCAGTAATCCGAAAGGATGTGCAGGTTCGAGTCCTGTCTGCCCCGCCAATCTGCTGGTGTGATGGAACAGGCAGACAAACGGGACTTAAAATCCCGTGGGGATACCCCGTGCGGGTTCGATCCCCGCCACCAGCACCAAATGGGAGCGTCCGGTGACAGCATCAATGTGTATAGGGCGGCGAGCACTTACAGCAATTTTCTTTGAAGTTCTGCAAAAACTTTGCGTTCGGTTCGACTCCGAAGCTCCCAAAGCCGTCACAAAAAATAATGTCCAGTGCGGTTAATTTTATCGAGTCTGGATTGTTAGATATAATAGAACATGCGGGAGTAGCTCAGATGGTAGAGCAACGGACAAAATAGTTTGTGCTTTGCAAAAGCGCGTACAGCAACATCAAAATAGGAATCTGTTTGTCGGAGGTTCAAGTCCTCCCTCCCGCACCGCCTCCTTTCTTTATTTGGTTGGTTGTAGGAACATCTAAAATATGATCACAGTTAGGTAAGGGTCACGCTTCAATGGTTGTGCCAGAACCGAAGAAGTGCTCCAGTGCAATTCTGGTGAGCCTAACACTAATATCTATGCGTAACGCCGGCAGAAGTACAATGCGGGTGCGATTGGTAGATTGTCAGTTCGATTCTGACCGCATAGGCCATATGCCAGGATAGCTCAGCGGTAGAGCACGTAATATCACCCCATGCGAATTGTATGATCCGCACACAGCAACTTTCTGATTTGCCTGTTAAGCACGTGGTCGCGGGTTCAAGTCCCGCTCCTGGCACCGGAGGAAGAGCTGCTTAAACCATTCTAAACCAACCTCATAAATGGGCAGAAATGGTGACAGTCTGGAAAGACAGACATTTACGCAGTAGTGGTCAAGTGGTAAGACAGCGGCTATAAAAAGTGTGTGCTTTTGGTACACGAACAGCAATATTCAAAAAGGCCAGCCGCCATCGCAGGTTCGATTCCTGACTGCTGCACCAGGGGTAAGAGTTGACTTCACCATTCAAACAGTCCCTAAAAAGTTGGCAGCAATGGTTCGGTTCTGGGAAGTTTCCGAAAAAAGCTCCCATGATAAGAGGCGCACAGCAAAACACTGGTTAAAGTTTTTAGACTCATAATCTGAAACGATAAGGTTCAAATCCTTTCCGCCTCTTGCCTCCTTTAAGGCACAAGCAGCAACACAATGGACATAAGTGCCTTGAAGTTTTCTGTTAGGATTTAGTTAATCAATCTAAGGAGGAATCTAAAATGAGCAACAATTTCATGTCCGCAATGAAGAACACGCTGAACGACGAGTACAATGTCTCTGTTACGGAAAACGGCGTTGTTGGCTACCGTACCTCCGGTAAGGAGCTGCTCGATCTGAACTTTGCCGTGTCTTCTCTCCGCAGAGCAACCCCGGCAGACATCGCAGCCAGGTTCACAAGGGCTTTCTTCGAGGATCAGGTCACGGCGATGAAGTGGCTGTTCTTCGCCCGCGATATTCGCGGTGGCCTGGGAGAGCGCCGTCTGTTCCGCGTTGTGCTGGAGTATATGGCAAAGAACTCTCCTGAGTATGTCAAGCCGGTGATTCGCCTGGTGCCTGAGTATGGCCGCTGGGACGATCTCTGGTGCCTGTTTGATACCGATTTGCAGGGCGATGTACTGGATGTGGTGTGCGCCCAGCTCAAGGAAGACATTGCCAACATGAACAGCGGCAACAGCGTTTCCCTGCTGGCAAAGTGGCTCCCATCCCTGCACTCTTCCTCTGCTGATAAGCGCCGCTATGCAAAGCTGATTTGCGGTTACATCGGCATTCAGGAGTGGGACTACCGCCGTGCGCTTTCCGCTCTGCGCACGAAGCTGGATATCGTGGAGAAGAAGATGTCCGCAAAGGAGTGGGACGAGATCAAGTATGAGGCCGTACCGTCCCGCGCCAATCTGATTTACAACAGCGCGTTCCTGCGTCATGACGAAGAGCGCCGCCGCGACTTCCTCTCCAAGCTGGAAAAGGGCGAGACTAAGATCAACGCTTCTACTCTCTTCCCTCACGACATCGTACATCGGTACACCAATGGCGGATGGGGTACGACCGTTAAGGCTCTGGATCAGACGCTGGAGGCTCTTTGGAAGTCCCTTCCCGATACCGTGAACGGATGCGGTAATACCATCGTTGTCGCAGACGGAAGCGGCAGTATGACCAGCAGAGTCGGAGGCGGTAATGTGACCGCTCTGGATGTGGCAAACGCACTGGCGATCTATTTCGCTGAGCGCTCTTCCGGCCAGTTCAAGGACAACTATATCACCTTCTCCGAGAATCCTCGGCTGGTTGATTTCAGCCACGGCAAGACGCTGCGGGATAAGATCAGGATTGCGCTGAGCCATAACGAGATGGCGAACACCAATATCGAGGCCGTGTTTGATCTGATTTTGGACACCGCTATCAAGAACAACATGTCTCAGAGCGACATCCCTCACAACATCCTCATCATTTCCGATATGGAGTTTGACGGATGTGCCGTGACCAACACCCGTCGGAGAGGGTATAGATGTGTTGATGACCGGTTGTTCACGGTTCTTGCCCAGCGTTATGCGGATGCCGGATATCAGCTTCCCCGCCTTGTATTCTGGAATGTGAACAGCAGAACCGGCACAATTCCTGTCAAGGAAAACGACCTTGGCGTTGCCCTGGTCAGCGGGTTCAGCACGAACATCGTGAAGATGGTTATGAGCGGACAGACCGATCCTTACGAGTGCTTGCTTGAGACCTTGAACACCGAGCGCTATGCGCCCGTTGAAGAGGCTCTGAGAGGACTGTGATCGTTTTAGGAGAGGTGGGAGTTCCACCTCTCCTTTGATTTTACCAGGAGGAATGTGCTATGGAAGCAGTTACCGAATACATCAAAAGAAATTCCAACGGCAGAAAGCAGCCTATTCGCGGCTCCACAATTGCTTCTGCGTTCGGCGTGTCTGGCGTAAGGGTTAGAAACATGGTGAACTCTGCGAGATGCAAGGGCGATCCGATCTGTTCCAATGGGAACGGCTACTACATTGCGAGAGACAAGTCTGAGATTGAGAATACGATTGCGTCCATGAAAGGGCGAATTACCGTGATGAACAACGCTGTGGACGGCCTGGAAAAATACTTACATCAAATGGGGTGATTGGTCCAGATGGTGACTTCGCAGCAAATTTTATCGGCTAAAAAATGCGGAGACATTTTTTCTTCTGACTGCAAACAAGATGTGATTGCGGAATATCGGGAAATCGCAAGGGTGTATCACCCCGATATTAGTACAGATCCAAAAGCAAACGAGGTCATGGCAAAGGTAAACCAGCTTTATGAGGAAGCTCTCAGGTTGATTGATGCCGGCACCTGGGAGGTCAGTAACCAGATCATTCTAAAAGATAAGTCTGGAAAGAAGTATGTAGGGAGATATCTGAAGCAAGTCCCATTTGAGCTTGGCGAAGCATATATCGCAAATTCGTCCGTTACATATCTGTTTGCGCAGAAAAATAAAAAGTTTTTTGATAACGCAGTGGAGCAAATCAAAGGACTAAGGTATGCAAATAGAAAAATGGAAGATGAGATCTCCCGATTTATGCCGCAGATATTGTATGCGCTTTCTCTGGAAGATGGACGGTACTGCATTGTGCTGAAAAAGCCAGAAGATGTTTTTCTGCTCTCCGATGTAGCAGATTTCTTTGGCGGTTCCATTCCTGATCGCCATGTGGCCTGGATTGTGAGCCGGCTTTCCAATCTATGCTGTTACTTCAGTTACGCTGGAATTGCCCATAATGGGCTTACCATACAGAACTGTTTTATCACTCCGTCCAAACACGCCGTTCTTCCGCTCGGAGGCTGGTGGTATACACAAAAGCTTGGAGCAAAGATGATTGGAGTCCCGCGTGTTATTTACGATGTGATGCCGCTCAAGGCAAAGAGTGAAAAGAAATCCGATGCCATGACGGACTTGGAATCCGCAAAGCTGATTGGCCGGCAGATATCGGATTTGTCCTCTCTCCCAGAAGCATTTCGCCAGTTTCTGAATACAGGGTCGGCGCATGATGCGGTGGAGGAATTTAGTCGATGGAACAAAACACTGGATAAATCTTACGGAGAACGTAAGTTTGTCAATATGCAAGTAACAAAATCAGACATTTACAAGTAGGAGGAATGAAGTATGGGTTGTGGAAGTTGGACTCCCCACGATTGGGACAGTTATTCCAAGAGTTCTATCGCTGGAAAGAGCGCCGCTGGTATTTACACCAGCAAAATGATGAAAGCAGAATTTGATCCGAAAGATATCCCGGTCAGAGAAAGCCGGGACAGCGCAGACCATCCGAGCAGCAATGCGATTATCATTGGCCTGGATGTAACAGGTTCTATGAGCGACATTCTGGAGGGTGTAGCAAAGAAACTGAATGTGCTGGTATCTGAGATTCTGGATCGCAAGCCGGTCACTGATCCCCAGATTATGTTCAACGCCATTGGGGATGCCATGTGCGACACCACTCCGTTTCAGGCTACGCAGTTCGAGTCCGATATCCGCATTGCGGAGCAGTTGACGCAGCTCTACTTTGAGCGCGGCGGTGGTGGAAACGGGTTTGAGAGCTATCCCCTTGCCTGGTACTTTGCCGCCATGCACACGGACATTGATTGTCTGAACAAGAGAAATCAAAAGGGTTTCCTTTTCACCATGGGTGACGACTGTTATCCCACTAAGCTGACTGCGCGGGAAATCAAGCAGATCTTTGGCGACACCGTTGAGCGTGATATCCCTGTAGATGAACTTCTCAACCTGGTCAATCGCAAGTACGAGGTGTTCCATCTGGTTCTGGATCGTTACGGGGACAGCAGCCGAATTGCCAAGTGGCGGTCTTTGATGGGCGAGCGCGTTATCAAGGTCAGCGACTACACCAAGGTGCCGGAGATCATCGTGTCCATTCTGGAAACCATGGGCGGCAAGGATGTAGACGAGGTTGCCGCAAGCTGGGACGGCTCCACCTCCATTGTGGTGAAGAGCGCCCTGGACGGTCTGAAGAGTGTAACCGCCAAGAGCGATGTAGTCGAGTTCTAAAAATAAAATAAGATGAAATGCCAGAAAGGGGTATTGGTATGAATAAGCAGGTAAAGGTTGTGATTGGCGCAAACTTTGGCGACGAGGGCAAGGGATTGATGGCCGATTACTTCTGTAGCAAGTTGTCAAAGAACGGGAGTGTGTTAAACATCCGGTTCAATGGCGGCGCACAGGCCGGACATACCGTTGTGGTTCCTGCATATGGAAATCCAAAGCGTCATGTGTTCAGTCACTTTGGTGCTGGGAGTTTCGTGAGGAATACCGATACTTACCTTTCTGGCGATTTTATTTTGAACCCCATGTTGTTCTGCAAGGAGCTTGATAATCTTCGCAGAGAATGGTGGTTGCAGCCCAAGGTATATATCAACCACAACTGTAAAATTACAACTCCCTACGACATGCTGGTAAACCAAATTGTTGAGAGAGCAAGGGGCGATCAAAAGCATGGAAGCTGCGGAATCGGCATTAACGAAACGGTTCTGCGGTATCGTAACCATGGCGTTGGGTACACAATCACCCCCGGCTGTGTTGGTTCTGTAGATCTAAAGCACTCTCTTCAGATGCAGCGCGACTACTACCTCCCGAAAAGGCTAAAAGATCTTGGCGTATCATCTGTTTCTCTTGCGGATTTGAATGTTATCCTCAGTGAAAATGTGATCGACAACTGGATTCTGCAAGTCAATGAGATGATGCGGTATTGCACAGTGACGGATGATAATATCGTACACGAGTATGGTGGCATTGTGTTTGAGGGCGCACAAGGTCTGTTGCTGGATGAGTTCTATGAAGAGTTTGCTCCCCATCTCACCACTTCCCGCACTGGGTTCTCTGGTGTCAACAAAATTCTCTATAATAGCGGGCTTTCAAAATCTGCTGATTTGGAGGTTTGTTTTGTTACAAGAACTTACTTTACGCGGCACGGCGCTGGTCTTTTCCCTACAGAATGCACTTCTGAAGAGCTGTTTGGAGAAGAGCGGAGTGACGACACCAATGTGTGGAATGAGTTTCAGGGCAGCTTTCGATACGGCAGATTTGAAGAGCGTCGATTTCATGAGGCTGTCGGAAACGAACTGAAAAAGGTTTCCAAGATATACCCAAGCGCAAATCGCACATTCGCATTTACCCATGCGGATGAAACATCCAACCTGGTTCTCACCGAAAACGGAAGGAAAGAAATCTATGAGGTGATTCGCCAATTCAACCCGGACGGCTTCTATCGCTCCATTGGGAACACAAGGCAAAATGTAATCGCTACCAACCTGAAAATACACAAATAATCTCAATAAAAACCGGTGAAAAACAACCGCAAAAGAGGAAGGGAGTATCAATTTATATGCTCAAAAAGATAGACCGTAAAAACCGCTTTGTTTCCATGTTTGATCCGAAGACGGGGTTCTATGCCAGAAGCGGAGTGATCGATGAAAACGGGAAGGACACCGGCGTTGACCCGTTTATGACATCTTACCCGGAGCTGATCGATGTCGGCGTGATGGGACATTGTGTGCATGGAGCCAGCGGTCTTTGTCTCAAGTCCGGTGTCCAGTGCTACCAGAATGGCCTTAAAACGCATCATCCAAATATGACCATTGAAAATTTCAAGCGCATCGTGGATGAGTGTAAGGGTAAGACATTTCAGCTTGCGCTTGGCGGGCGCGGCGATGTCGATCAGCATGAAAACTTTGCGGAGATTCTTCAGTATTGTCGTGAGAGCAACATCGTCCCCAACTTCACCAGCTCCGGCCTTGGCTTTACAGATGAGATCGTTTCCCTGTGCAAAGAGTATTGCGGAGCGGTGGCAATTTCCTGGTATCGTCAGCCGCATACCATCCGCGCCATTCAAATGCTGCTTAATGCCGAAATCAAAACGAACATTCATTATGTTCTCGGTCAGAACTCCATTGACGAGGCTATCGAGCGGCTGAGCAACCACGATTTTCCCACCGGTATTAACGCAGTGATTTTCCTGCTCCATAAGCCAGTTGGCCTGGGCAGTGAGGAAAATGTGCTCCATGCCGACGATCCAAAGGTGCAGAAGTTCTTTGACACCATCGACCACATGGATGCGCCGTTCAAAGTTGGGTTTGACTCCTGTTCCATCCCGGCCATTCTCAATTATACGCACAACATCGATCCCAACAGCATCGACACATGCGAGGGCGGGCGATGGAGTATGTATATTACATCTGACATGAAAGCCCTCCCCTGCTCATTTGACAATCAGGATCTTCGCTGGGCTTACGATATTTCCAACGACACCATTCAAAACGCCTGGAACAGCAGCCAATTTGAGGATTTTAGAAACCACTTCCGAACCTCCTGCCCAGGATGTAAGAAGCGATCAGCCTGCATGGGCGGCTGTCCTATTCGTCCTCAGATCGTGATTTGCAGCAGTACGGAGAAGACGGTGTAACCATGAGAGATATAAAAAGAATTCGCAAATTCTGCAATCAGCTTGCGGATATATGGGAAATGTATCCTGATTTGAGGTTTTGCCAATTGCTTATTTGCTCTTCTCTGTTTCGGGATCGAGACCCATTTTATATAGAAGATGAAGAGGCAATTCAAATTATCAAAAGTAACATGAATGGAGTGACTACAAGTGAAAAATAAAACCACTTGGATTGTGGTGGGAATCGTCCTTGCCATTATCCTTTTGATCGGCGGTCTGTTCATCAGCTCCAACAACAAGGCGATCTTTTTGGAGGAACAGATCAACGCAGCCCAGGCCGATATCAATGTTGCGGAAAAGCGCCGCTATGACCTTGTGTTCAATCTGGTCGATGCCGTGCAGTCCTACCAGGATTATGAGGGTGAGACGATGGAGAGTATCGTCTCCGCCAGAAACAGCATGGAACACGGCGATGTAGAGGGCGCTCAAATGGAAATTACCGCTGTTGCGGAGGCTTATCCTGAGTTAAAGGCCAATGAAAACTACAAACAGTTGATGAATGAGCTTGCCTTGACCGAAAACCAGATTGCGCAGTATCGCAACAATTACAACGAGCAGGTTCGCTCCTATAACAAGATGGTGCGTTCTTTCCCCAACAACATTATTCTGAATATCCTGGGATATGAGGCGATTGATACGACCTATACGGACTATGATGCGCCGGTAGACGCACCGCAGGACTTGTTTGCCGATGAGAATTAAAAAGAGAGAGGTTCTTTTCAGTGTCATCATTGTTCTTGTGATGATTTTCATTGGCATTTTTGTCAGCGACGCAATCTTGCAAGGAGCAGTTTCAAAAAGCGAGTCATATCGCACCGCTACAGTTATCGAGAATACAGACCAGTTCTATTATGGGATGGACACCAATTTTGGAAATGTCCTTGTATATGGCGATGTATCATCCAATTCGTCTGTAACCTATGATGAAATTGGCGGCGGATTTATCTACATTGAAAAGAACAAAGAGGAATACACCAGGCACACCAGAACCGTTACCAAAACGGATAGCAACGGAAAGAAACGCACCGAGACTGAGGTTTATTACACATGGGATCATGTTTGGAGTGATCGCCGGCATGTAGAGGAAATCACATTCCATGGGCGCACATTCCCATATGAGTCAATCGAACTTCCTGCCGAGCGCCTTAATCTTGATTCTGTCGGGGTAGATAACCGCATGAATTATATTTATGTGGGTTCCGATGATCGCTACTATTACAATGTCGTTCCGATGCCGATGACAGGTACGATTTACACATCTCTGCAAAACGGTACGATCAACGATTCGTCTGCCCTGTTTCGTGATATGACCCCAGAGCAGGTGATTGCCCATATGGAACAGAACGAAACTATTTATACCGTAGTCTTCTGGGTGATATGGGTGCTACTCACATGTGGAGCTGTATGCGCTTTCTTGTACCTGGAAAACAAATGGCTTGATTAAGGAGTAGTATTTTGAAGTATAGAAAGGACTTTGTAACTAACAGCAGTTCCAGCAGTTTTTTGATTACAAACCATTCTGATAAGACAATGACTGCAAGGGATGTCGTTTTATCTTTGGTCTCTAAGATTCTGGATGACGCAGAAGACCGATTTATTCTGGAGCCTGGAGAGTCTATTCGATATGAATGTGGCGACGGGGATAACGACGGTGCTTTTGAAAACTTTATCCATAACGGGTTTAGCGGATGGGGATTATCAGATAGATACGGAAATGGGGATGTCTCTATTGATTTCCTGGAAAGTCATCATTAAAGAGGTGAGAAGATGAAAATTCGTAGCGATTTTGTGACGAACAGTAGCTCCAGTAGCTTTATTTGCTGCTTTGCCCGCATCGCAGATCCTATCAAGGCGCAGGCCATTCTTGAAAAGCACAAAGACCGTATTGAGGTTTATACATCGGAAGAGATTCTGGAGAATATCAAGAACGACCGATGGGGCAGATGGTTAGAGGCGGACTGGGCAGGTGTCGATGTTACTCCGAAAGAGGATTACATCAAGGAACACGCTGGTGATCAGTTCGTCGTGTCGGAGGATCGGCAGGATATCGATGAGGACGAGGACGGCTACCCGGACTACGATGTTGACTACTCTTATTTTAACACCGCTGCAATTGACGATATCACTGAGGAAAATGGTTTTGCGGAAATCGATTGCCAGTGGGGAGCCGGCAGAGACGGCTAAGGAGGGTACATGAAAGTAAGACAAGATTTTGTAACCAATAGTTCTTCCAGCAGTTTTATCCTTGCGTTTGAGAGCAAAGAAGACGGCGCAGAGCAGATTTCCGCCATGGCAAGGCGATACGGTAGTGACTATGTAACGCAGCTTCTAAATGATTTCATGGAGGCAACGCCGATCCAGAAAGAAATGTTTGAAAGTGCGGTCATGGATGAAGTTCGTGGTGACGCAGAATTTCTTACGGATTGCGGCGAGGGAGGTTGGTGGTCTTCTGATAAGCCCACATTTGAAAAGAAGTGGAGAGAAGAGCATCCGGACAGCGAGTATATTGACTACTTCGACTCCCCAGAGCGAGCGGCGGAGGTAGAGCGCCATACAAAAGAACTTCTCTCAAAAATCAAAGAGGATATTGGCGATAAGGAATACCTGGTAGAGCTGGAGTATGAAGATCATACAGATGTCGGCTCTGAGCTTGAGCATCACATTCTCCCTGAGCAAGAATTTACAGTGAGAAGATTTAATCACCATTGAGGAAAAATCTTATGCTGAAGATTTACAACTCTTATTATATGTATCAACTCGACCATGGAGAGTGGAGCAGGTTTGGATATACGGGTTGGTTTTGCAAAGAGGAAACTGAAGTAGTTGACTCAAAAACGATTTTGGAAAACGTGGACTTTGAACAGGCGTTTGAACACTTTGAGAAAAACCCAGATCACAATATAGCGCCCTGCCGCACATTTATCTTGCGCCGTCCGTATCTGCATTTCTTTGTAGAGTGGTTATATGAGCCTATAAATCTATTCAAAAAAGACTTCTCTTCTATTTCTATTATTGAGGTCAATGAAGAAAAGAAGAACGTCACCCTTGAATGGATTATGGAACATCTTTCCGCTGACAAGGCAATCCAATTTCTAAAAGAGCGGGGCATGGCAGTATGCCCGATTAAGCAGTAAAAGAGGTGTCATATGAAATTCAGAAAAGATTTTGTGACCAATTCCAGCAGCTCCAGTTTTGTTTGCGATATTTGCGGCAATGTCGAGAGCGGATGGGATATGTCGCTACAAGAGGCAGAGATGGTCGAGTGCGTAAACGGCCATACCATTTGCCAGGATGAGATGCTGAGCGCACCCAGAGAAGTAATGCTTCGTTTGATCCAGGAGGAAATGCAGCAATCCTGGTCTCGCTTTAATGGTATGACCGATACGGAGCTGAACGAGAAGACCGATGAGGAACTGGAAGAGATGATGCTGGAGCGCGATGATGGGTATTATAGCATCCCGGAAGAGTGCTGCCCCATCTGCCAGTTTATCGAGTATTCCAACAAAGATCTGGCAAAGTATCTGGAAAGAGAATATAAAGTCTCTCGTGATGAAGTTTTCGATAAGGTAAAACAGCTCAACAAGAGACGCAAGAAACTTTATGACAGCGAGTATGTGACCGAGGTATGTTCCAGATTCCATCTGAACCCCGCCGAAATCGTCGCCGGCCTGAAAGATCGGTTCGGCACATACAGCCGATTTTATGATTTTATCCATAAGGGGTGAGCCATGAAAGTAAGAACTGATTTTGTGACCAATAGTAGCAGTAGCTCATTTATCTGTCTTCGATTGCCCACTGGAGCTGTAGAGGCGATCCTTGAGCAAAACGATCTTTCTTCTGAAAAGATTCTGCAACGTATGGACGATGGAGATTATGACGATATCGAGTTGAGAGACAGATATCTTGAGGCTGTGCTTGGGGAGTGCGGACTTGACTATGTTGGATGGACGCTTGATGAAAATGACTTGACTGAGCACAATCTTGCAGAATTGCGTGAAATGCTGTCCAAAGAGATTAAGTCCGTCTACAAAATGGATGTGTCGCCTAACAATCTAATCTTTGATTTTGGAGAGATTTATCGATGAAAATTAGAAGCGACTTTGTTACAAACAGTAGTAGCTCAAGTTTCGTAATTGCGTATAAAACAAATCCAGATATCCCATCTGATGTCGCAGAGAAATATCCTGAGATTAAGTATTTTTACGATATCGTTGAAACACTTCTGCTTTCTGACGCTGGGTATGAAACGACGACCGGGGAGCGATGCACTACAAAAGAGGAACTGGACTCCTGTATTTTGGATTACGAATCCTGCGGCGAAATTGATACCATTGAAAAGATTATCTCTGAGGGATGGTTTTCAAAAGAGCTGTATGACGAGTGCATAAATCTGATCGAAGACGGATATACGATTCTGTTCAAGGATATAGGCTATGACGATGAAGCGCTCCATTCCATGTTAAAGGAGATTGGAGATAAAGGTATCGGTGTCAAAATCCTTGACAGCGATTAAATTAGGAAATAGTTAATCTATTTGAGGTGATGCAATGTATAACGCTTTTGTGACCAGGATTAAAAACCTGCGTAAGCACTCCAATGCAGATCGTCTGCTCTGCGGCGAGTGTTTTGGTAATACGGTAATCGTTGGGCTTGATACGCAGCCTGACGAGCTGGGGGTCTACTTCCCCGTTGACGGCCAACTTGGTGTTGAGTTCGCCCAGAAGAACGACCTTCTGCGCAGAAAAGATGAGAACGGGAACCCCGCTGGTGGCTATCTCGATCCAGAGAAGAGGAATATCAAGGCACTGAAGCTTCGCGGCGAGAAGAGCGACGGCCTGTTCATGCCTCTGTCTTCCCTTGCGGATTTCACGGATATCTCTCAGCTCAAAGAGGGCGACACTATTACGCAGCTCAACGGCGTTACGATCTGTGAAAAGTATATCCCAGTTCGTAAAAAAGGAAATTCTGTTGGTGCCGGCAATCGCACCAGAAAGCGCAAAGATCCCATCTCTCCCCTGTTCATGGAACATGCGGACACGGAGCAGCTTCCTTATAACCTCAGCGCTTTCCACCAGGGGGATCTTGTTGAGATCACGCTGAAGATGCACGGTACATCCCAGCGAACCGGCTACCTCCCCGTGCTGTCTGGTTATAAAAAGTCCTTTATGGACAAGCTGCTGCGCCGGCCTGGGAAACCGATCTATGACTGGGGATATGTCACTGGAACCCGCCGCGTTGTTCTCGATACCTTTGACGGCGGATTTTATGGGAGCAACGCATTTAGGGAGCAACACGCCAAGGTGTTCGAGGGCAAGCTCCACAAGGGAGAAACCGTTTACTATGAGGTAGTCGGATTTACTGACGACGGTACGCCAATCATGGCCTCCTGTGATAACAAGAAGGTCGGAGATAAGGAGTTTGTGAAGCAGTACGGCAAGCAAACTGTATTCAGTTATGGTTGTAGCCCAGATGGTGTAGACGCTCCGAAGTCTGCTCTATATGTATACCGTATGACTATGACCAATGAGGATGGCGATGTTGTGGAATATCCACCGTTCTTCATGCGCTATCGGTGTGAACAGATGGGTGTGAACTGCGTCCCGCTCCTGTGGTCTGGGTTTGTGCCTGAGTCTGATAGCCCCGGTGAGTGGGTAAAAACCGTAGCCGAGTGCTACTACGATGGTGCTGATCCCATCGGCAAGTCCCATGTGCGCGAGGGCGTTGTCTGTCGCATCGTGAACCGCCCAAAGTTCACCGCTTACAAGCACAAGAACTTTGCGTTCAAGGTGCTGGAGGGCATTATCAAAGAGGTGGCCTCTGCTCCTGATATGGAAGAGTCCCAGGAAGTAGCGGATGCCGCATGACAAACAAGGAAATGATCGAACCCTGGCGGCAATATGGTGTCCGTCTTGAGAAAGAAGACACCGTAGACGGGGTAACACACCTTTATATCTCTGTCCCAAAGATGTCGGATTTTTTCGATGATAACGGAAATGAGTTATCCGGCGCTCTGCTTGCCAAGCGTGTAAAACGGAGTATTTCAGATCCAATTGTCCTGCGAAGCAGAACCAGAAATGAGCGCTGGACAAAGAACATGTCCTACAACATCGATTACAAACCGGACAAAAAGAACGAGCAGAGGTCAAACCATATCCCAAAAACAGGCGACGATGATCTGTCTGATATTTTTGATATCTTCTTTGGATATGGGAACAAAAATCCATTCACTTAATGAAAGGAGTGTTTGAGATAGAAGAGCGAAGCCATGATGAAAAAATCATGCGCCGGCTTTCAGAACATTTAGACGCTGTAAAGGAAAAGCACCCGGAATGGGTCGGCATTTTCCTGCAAGGGTCGCAAAATTATAAGCTCGACTACGAGGGGAGCGATGTAGATTCAAAGCTCATCGTCCTCCCCTCTTTCGAGGATTTTGTATTGAACCGAAAGCCGTATAGTTACACGCACATCATGGAAAATGATGAGCATGTGGATGTGAAAGACATCCGCCTGATGTTTGATTGCTTCAGAAAACAGAACATCAATTTTGTTGAGATTCTTTTCACGAAATACAGAATTCTTAATCCGAAGTATGCGTCTCTTTTTCAGCCGGTCTTGGACTCCCGCGAGTTGATCGGGAGATACAACGACTTTGCATCTCTGAATTGTATGGTTGGCACCGCAATGGAGAAGCAAAAGGCGCTCTGCCACCCATATCCTGCAACAATAGATAAGATTGAACGGTTCGGGTACGACCCAAAGCAATTGCACCATATTTTAAGGCTTGACGAATTCATGACAAGGTGGCTTGCAGGTGAGGCATATGAAGATTGCCTGCTCTCCAAGAAAGCAGATTATCTCAAACAAATTAAATTTGGGTGCCTGAGTAAAGATGACGCTGTTAATATGGCGGAAGTCTACACATCAAAGATGAAAGAGACAAAGGCAAAATATATGGAAGAGCATACGCCAACCGTTAATCGAGCCGTTGACTATGTATTAAACCAGACGCTGATTGATCTGTTTAAGTACAATTTCAAAAGCGAGATCGGCTGTGCTGCTTGAGTATATGGAGGGACAATATGAAACCGATGTTTATGATGATGGTCGGGCTTCCTTACAGCGGGAAGTCCTGCTATGCGGAAAAGCTGAAAGAAGAGTTTAATGCTGTGGTTCATTCCAGCGACGCAATCCGCGAAGAGATCCTTGGGGATGTCCAGGATCAGAATAATAATGGTAAGGTGTTTGATGTGCTTCACCGCCGTGTGATCGAGGATTTGAGCAACGGCAGAAATGTCATTTACGACGCAACGAATATCAACTATAAGCGCCGTATGGACACCATTCAGCGGCTGAGCAAAGTCCCGTGCGAAAAAGTGTGCGAATTCATGGCAACTCCTTTTGCCGATTGCGTGGAGCGCAGCAAGCATCGGGATCGCGTTGTCCCCTATGAAGTCCTGGAGCGGATGTATAAGTCCATTTGGATTCCCCAGTATTATGAGGGATGGGACAAGATTCATGTGATTTACCCGGATGGTTTTAAGACGCTGGATGTGAAAGAGCTTTTCTGGGGTGAAAACGGCTTGGCCTGGCTGGATCAGGATAATCCCCATCATGATCTGACGGTTGGCGCTCACTGCATCGCTACATATGCGAACATTCACAACGGTTCCCCTGAGCTGTATGAGGCAGCAATGCTGCATGATATCGGCAAGGCTTTTACTAAGGCATTCAAAAACAGCAAGGGTGAAGATACTGACATCGCTCATTACTATGAGCACCATCATGTCTCCGCATATGATAGCCTCTTTTACACCCAGCCAGCTCTCGATGTCCTCTATGTCGCTGGGGTGATTCAGTGGCATATGCGCCCCTTTGAATTGGAGCGTGTTCCCCACGCCGAAAAAGCTGCCGCAAAGTTTAAGAGACTGATTGGCGACAAAATGTACGCGGATGTCATGGCTCTTCACGAGGCGGACATCAAGGCAAAGATGGCACCTGCGGAGGAAACGAAATGAAGTGCTCCATATGCGGCAAAGAAGTCCTAAAGGTAAACCCATGTCCATACAACAAGGAGTACGGCTTTGTGTGCGAGAGTTGTTGTGAGAAGTGTTTTCAAACAGAGCCGTTCCCCTGTTGGGAGTATATCGAAAGAATGGGAGACCGTTATAGAGAGGGAATGTTTTTACACGATTGAAAGGAGTGTTTTTATCAAGTTAGTCAGAAAACTTTTATCATCTTGTGTAATAGCCGCCCTGCTGGTTTTTCCAGCACAGGCCGCAACTTCTGAAGAGATCCAACAGCAGATTGACAGCGCTATTGAAAAGCAGAACATGGCGCATCAGATTGCAGAGTATGTAAGGAGCTTCGGAGAAAGTGAAGACAACCCGGCAATTCTTTTTGCCCAGGAGAAATGGTGGGAACAGCAGCGCATTCTCACAAATCTCTACCAACAGTATGACCAGGCCGTTCAAGATGAAAATAACAAGGGGAAATATATCGGCACATTCCGTATCTCCCATTATTGCCCGTGCTCGACCTGTAATGGAGGATATTCTGGAACCGCATCCGGCGCTCCCCTTACCCCATGGGTATCAATAGCCGTTGATCCGTCTGTCATTCCTCTCGGCAGTACAGTCTACATAGACGGGTATGGAGAATTTAAGGCGCATGATATAGGCAGCGCAATTAAGGGGAACAGAATTGATGTATGTGTTGGGAGTCATTCAGAAGCGTACCGCCTCGGTGTCGTATATCGTGATGTGTATGTGAAGTAGGTGTTGATATGAACAACTGCTTTTTACTTCTGCTTATGATTTTTCTCCATATTGTGGACGATTACTATTTACAAGGGATTCTCGCCTCAATGAAGCAAAAGGAGTGGTGGCATAAAACCGCTCCAGAAAAAATGTATCGGTACGATTATATCGTAGCCCTAATTATGCACGGATTTAGTTGGGCATTTATGATTATGCTACCAATCGCCATCAGTATGGAATTTCAATGTCCTATCGGATTTATTTTTGCTTTCTTGGTGAATTTTATCGTCCATGCGCTGGTAGATAATATGAAAGCAAATGAAAGGAGGATAAATCTGATATGCGACCAGTCGATCCATATTGCGCAAATCATTTTAACATTCTTGGCATTTACATGAAGAGCAAAAAAGAAAGGAGCTAATACCAATCCTGGTAAACCAGGTTCTCAGAAGATTGATAAGTCTGAGGTAAAATTGTTTGTTACTGCGTGAAAGCCTTATGGCAAGTAATATGGGAGGATTAAACAGTTGACCGCATCCAGTTTGGTTTGTGGTCGGTATGAAGCACATTGCAAGTGTCAGCTTCGGCAAGGATTCTCTTGCCATGCTGCTCCGTCTCATAGAAGAGAATTGGCCGTTAGATTATGTTATATTTTATAACACTGGAATGGAGTTTGACTGCATCTACAACATTAGAGATAAGGTCAAGCCAATTTTGCAGGAAAGAGGGATTTCTTATGTCGAGTTAAACCCGAAGCGTCCATTTTTATACTCTATGCTTGAGAAAAAAGTGTGCAGCAAGCAAAAGGGCGTTCACTTGGGATATGGTTGGTGTGGAGGCTTGTGCCGCTGGGGAACATCCGAAAAATTACAGTCTATCAGAGAATTCAAAAGAAGCCTGAATGATATGGTAATCGATTATGTAGGTATTGCAGCGGATGAGCAAGGCAGATTTGAAAAGGCGAGTCAGGATGGTAAAGTTATGCCGTTGGTACAGTGGGGCATGAGAGAATCAGACTGCCTAAAATATTGTCATGACCATGGATTTTACTGGGTTGAAAAAGTGTCAAACGCCGGCGTAGAGTACATGGATCTCTATGATATCCTGGATCGTATTTCGTGTTGGTGCTGCTGTAACAAAAACCTAAAAGAATTGAGAAATATCTATCGGTATTTGCCGCAGTATTGGCGCAAGTTATGCGATCTGCAAAGCAAAATCGAACGCCCATTCAAAGGGTATTACAAAGGTCAGGCCAAAGGCATCTTTGAGCTTGAAGAAAGATTTTCAAAAGAAATTAGTTAATCTAATTTAAGGAGGAATCATTACGAACTACAAAACTGCCTTATTCTGCGAGTTCGATAAGTACGCCGCAGAAAGCTATTGCGCAGTCCATGGCATCGATCCGTCACTGAATATTGGTGATATCACAAAGGCAGATGAGAAATCTGTCCCTGATTTTAATACGATGTTTGGCGGAAGCCCTTGCCAGGACTTCTCAATCGCGGGCAAACAGGGGGGGGGCTGCATGGACATGTAAAAGTTGCGGCCATACATACAATCCCTTAGAAGCCCATTACACTATGCGGGACAAATGCCCCAAATGTGGATCAACAGAGATTGAAAAGACGAGATCCTCTCTCTTGGTAGAGTGGCTCAGGTTTTTGAGAGAAAAGAAACCGAGATTTGCAATTTACGAGAATGTTAAAAATATTGTAGGCGCTCGTTTTAAGGCTACTTTTGACCTCTTTGTAAAGGAGCTGGAAGACTACGGCTACAATGTATATTGGCAAGTGTTGAATGCAAAAAATTATGGTATCCCTCAAAACCGTGAGCGCGTCTACTGCGTTATCATTCGTAAAGACCTTGACAATGGAAAATTCAACTTCCCCTCCCCTATTCCTCTAAAACACTCCCTTAGCGATATGCTGGAGCAGAATGTTGATGAGAAATATTATCTCAGTGATGAGAAAGTTGCCGGTATGATCGCCCCCCCCCGCTGCGTGAAATCAGCAGAACCGTCCGAACAAGCGGACGAAGTTCAACCGACAGACACACATGGGATCTGCTGCCAGCAGATTGGTGCGAAGCTGGGTCAAAAAGGGACATCGTTTGAAGGATATAGCGATGTCGCCATGACTTTGCTTGCGCGTGATTATAAGGGGTTCGGAAACCAGCAAATGACGGGGGTTATAGAAGTTGATTGATAAGATATTGCAAGTTGGCAATTGGACAAAAGGCTCAAAGATAGATAATCCGCAGCGTGGCCGCGTGTACGACCCAAGCGGTATATCTCCCGCCTTGACCTGTATGGGGGGGGTAATTTGGAGCCACACATTATAATTTACGATGATTACAATAGGAGGATCAAGTCGGATCAGACTTGTATAGGGACTGTTATGCCAAATTTCAAAAATGACGCTCCAGGTAATGGGACGAAACTAATTGAGACATACGATAATATTACAATGCTTGGCGGGTTACAAAGGCACCAAACCCCGCGTTCCGATGGTATTTGCCCATGCGTAAACAGCGCCGCTGGAATGGGCGGCGGGCAAACACCAATCGCAATCCGCCCTGGGTTTCGTGTGCGAAAGCTGACCCCAAAGGAGTGTTGGCGGCTTATGGGATTTGAAGACCATGATTTTGAAAGTGCCAAATCCAGAATGAACGAAAATCTTTATAACGGGAAAGACCGTTCTTCTTCCCAGCTCTACAAACAGGCCGGCAACAGCATCGTGGTAGATGTGCTGCTCCACATTATGGAAAACCTGTACGATGCGATGCCGTATCTTTTCGATGATATGGTTGTCGGTTCTTTCTTCTCAGGTATCGGCGCATTTGAAAAAGCTCTTACGAAACTGGACACGCACAAAAGCGCTGAGCCTCCCTCGCCCATCGGGGAGGAACCTGATCTCCAGCAGATTGGCTATATCAACGACTATAACGGTGATTCCAACAGAGTTTACAATGGTGACGGAATTTCTCGTACCATCAAGGCTGACGCTGGTGGGGGGGGGTGCAAAAACAGGATGGTACAAAGTAGTACAGAAGTGAGATGCGAAACATTATGTATCAATTCAAAGGTAAATGGCAAGCAGCCGTCATTATCGAATAGAATTTATGATACATCTGGTGTTGCCGCTGCTGTGACAACTTCTGATTACTTTATGCCAAGATATCAAATAAAAGGATGAGCAAAGTGGCAGGTGATACAATCCACCCCGATACTTGTCCTGAGCGGTTTATCGGGATAATTGATCCGCAGGGGAGAAAAGCAAAGGCAAATAAAATTTCATTTGTCTGTCCAACGCTTCGCGCACAAATACACGGAAATCCCCCTTGTGCGGTCTATGAGGTGAGAGAACAAGTTGGAGAACATTGTAAGAATCAAGCAGGCAACGAAAAAAGGTTTTATTGAATGTGTTGTGGGGGGGGGCTGTGGATCTGTCCTATCCAAACAGTAAAACCAGACGAGGCAGAGTCCAGGACGGCGGAAGAATTTGCCCCACAATTACAGCTCAAACAACTGGGATTTGTGTGATAGAAAAATCCCCAAACCCAGAAAAACCTCTTGACATTTTAGGAAAACCTGTTATACTGTAATAGGAATTAGTTAAGCAATTCTGACACATAGCCAGAATTTTAAGTCCATCCAAAGGAATTAGTTAATCAATCTAAAAAGGAGTAAAAGTTATGACTAAAATGGATCTGATCCGAAATCTGGCCGAGGATTTTAACTTTGGAGAGCTGCACATTGCCCCTGTAGAGGCGGTGAAGACGGTTCCCTGCACCCTGATTCCGATGCCGACTCAGGTTATCTTCAATCCTCCTGCCACCATTGTGTACTGGGAGGACGGCGATAAGACAGTCGTGCGCTGCGACAACGATGTGTTCTCCGAGGAATTCGGCTACGCTATGGCCTGCATGAGAAAGGCTTATGGTTCCCGTGCGAACTTCAAGGCGCAGTTCAAGAACGCATTCCGCCCTCAGCAGAAGCCGAAGAAGCAGAAGAAGGCCAAGGAGGTTGATCAGCAAGAGCCTGCTGCCGCTCTCCCCTCCCCCGCTCACAATGTTATTGGGCTTGACAAGATGATCAAGCAGCTCGCCGGTGACGACAGCATGGGTGTCCGCGTGGGCTATCGGGTAAAAGAGAACGAGTAATTTCGTATGTGTAGAGTGTGGCTGTGTGTTTCAAAATCCAAAAAACTATGTTGAGACACACGGCCTTGACACTCCGCCCTATGAGCATTTCACTGGATGTCCCGTGTGCGGTGGGAACTATGTTCCATATAAACAGTGTGACTACTGCGGGAATCCCATATTGGATGGCTATGTGGTAATAAAATCCGGTGAAGTGTATTGCGAGAATTGTTACAAACAAAAGAATATCGAAGATTTATGGGAGTGATAAGCCCTGGTAAATGAGGATCTAAAACAGAGATATCTTTCCATTTGTAGGGAGAATATTTCACGAGATGGCATTGAGGATTTGCTGGCCTGGATCGAAACCACAGACTTTTACTATGCCCCGGCCAGCACCAGATTCCATGGCAATCATGAGGGCGGTCTTCTGGAACATTCGCTGAATGTTTACGATGCCTTAAAGGATTTAGTTAAGCAATTTCCTGAGATTGCGGTATCAGAAGAAACCATTGCAATTTCAGCCCTATTTCATGATTTGTGCAAGGCAAATTATTATGCGGTAGGCACCAAAAATGTCAAGGATGAGGCAACTGGTCAATGGCATAAAGAGCCGTTTTATAAGGCAGAAGACCAATTCCCTGTTGGACATGGCGAGAAGTCCGTTATTATCCTTCTTCGTCACATGAAGTTGACAGACGAAGAGATTTATGCAATCCGTTGGCATATGTCCGGGTTTGACAGCGCTGTAAAAGGCGGGGATTTTGGTTGCAGCAAGGCTTATGATGTTTGCCCGTTTGCCGTTCTGCTTCACCTTGCGGATATGGAAGCAACCTATTTGATGGAGGAACGAAGTGTCTGAAAACAATGCGACAATGAACTTGAACCGAAAGCTCTTTGAGCTTCGCAAGTATGTAGATGTGGTGAAGAAGAGCAAGAAAGGCTACGGTTATACCTATGCGTCTATCGTAGAAATTCTTGCCAAGCTGAAAGCCGGCATGGATAAGTATGGCTTGCTGCTTGAGGAAGAGTGCGTCCACGGCTCGCAGAAGATCGTGATTGACCACTATGAAAAGCAAAAGGCGACGAAAAACGGCGATGTGATCCAAGAGGTCGTCCATGAGTTCGTCGTGTCCCAGGATATCATTTTTACCTGGATCGATGTGGACAGTGGGGAGTCGAGGCGGGTTCCCTGGACATGCTGCGGAGAGCAGGCAGATCCGTCCCAGGCGCAGGGCGGCGGTTTTACCTATGCTCAGCGTCAATTCCTGACTCAGTATTTCCAGATCGCTACCCCTGAGGATGACCCAGACTATTACCGCAGCCAAAAGGAAGAGGCAGAGGTCGAGGCAAATATGGCAGTGACAAAGCAGATTGTCACCAAAATCGATGCCCACGTCCATAGCTATTTGGACGCAAATGATAACTCTGAAGCCGCCCGCAAGACGCTTACGGAGCTGGTAAAGAAGCATGTGCGCAATGGCAATAAGCCGACTGCCGACTACATGAATTATCTGACCGACCCGCAGGTTGCGGCGCGTCTCTACGAAGAGCTGCAACAGCAATGCCCAATTAAGGATGGAGGTAGTAAGTAATGGGGTTTCATACAGGTGCTTATGCGACCGTGTGGGAGATTACGGAGACTGGCAGCAAGTTCTCCAAAATCCGTATCTCCACCAGCCGCAAGGATAAGGAATCGGATGAGTATGTCACCGATTTCAACGGCTTTGTCTCCATGGTTGGCGACGCAAACAAAAACATCAATCTGATCTCCGATGCGCTGGAGGGTGGTGGCCGCTGCCGCATCAAGATCGGTTCCTGTGATGTGTCGAACCGCTATGATAAAGAGGCTGGCCGCGAGTATACCAATTTCGCCATGTTCGACTTCGAGATGGCCGATGGCTCCAAGGACAGCGGCAAGTCAGCTGGAAAGCCTGCTAAGAAAAAGCAGCAGAAGGGCAAGCCGGCCTCTCCCCTGGCGGATGAAGAGTCGGACGATGACGACGAGAATTTGCCGTTCTAATTGAATCAATCGGCGGTGATGCTCTATTCGATATGATTTAACGATATCAGATATGGTATGGAGCTATTCTCGCCTTACTTCATTCGAGGAATGCCCGTACAGATGGTTCCTTAGCTATCTGTATCGGGACGAGTACGGTAGGCCGCTGAAAAAGAAAAGTGGGTTTTTTGCAGAGTTTGGTAGTTACATACACCTGATTATGCAAATGTACTTAGATGGTGTATTGAAGAAGAACGAGCTTTCGACCTTCTATGTAGCCCACTTTTCTTCCAATGTAAGATCAAAAGCTCCAAACCAAAAAATATACCACAATTATTTTGAGCAGGGTTTTCGTTATCTTGATAATCTGTCGTTCCCCCAAAGAACGGTTCTTGGCGTAGAGCAAAACGTGAACTTCTCCTTTGCCGGGAAACCATGGACTGGGTTTATAGATTTGGTCAGTGAGGACAATGGGAAACTGATTATCACCGATCATAAGTCAAGGCTGCTAAAGCCCCGCTCACACCGCTCTTCTCCTACGAAATCAGATCTGGAACTGGACAGTTATTTACGGCAGTTATATGTCTACTCCGCATCTATCAAAGATCTGTACGGCAGATATCCAGACGCACTTGAATTTAATTGTTTTCGTTCTCAAACAATGATTCAAGAGCCATTTCGTATGGACAGAATGCGTGAAATTGAATTGTGGTCAAAAGAAGAAATTGAAAAAATCACAGTGAATGATGACTGGTCAGCAAATCCAGATTATTGGCGGTGCCATTATCTATGCGATGTATGCGCAGACTGTGAATACAAACAGATGTCCTGAAGAGAGGGGTGACGGGAGCTGCAAATTGATCGAGATACAATCCTCGAAGCAAAAGAAAAGCTTGGAGACGATAACGCTAAAATTATCGTTCAGGAGTTAGGAATTCAGGATTTTGACGAACAGAATTTGAGGTGCTGCTGCCCCTTCCATCAGGAAGACCACGCCTCTTTTATATATAACAGAAAAACATTTTCTTTCCATTGTTTCGGCGCTTGCGCCAGAAACTATGACATCCTTGACGTGTTTATTTACAAGGGGATGACCTACCTTCAGGCTTGTCAAAAGCTGTTCGATCTCGCTGGGATCAAGTACAGCTTTGGCGAGCTTGGAGTAAAAACAAAACACCAGTATAGATATCCAAAAGAAGTACCGCTTGGCGATAAAAGCAGGGTGTATGAGTATTTTAAGCGCCGCTGTATCAGCCCACAAACTCTTGACTATGCGGATGTTCGCCAGGACGAAGAGGGCAACATCGTCTGGAACTACTACGACTCCAACGATGTCTTGACCATGGTGAAATACCGCCCATCCAGAAAGGTACATAAAGGGGAGAACAAGTGCTGGTGCCAGAAAAACGCAGATACCAGCAACTTGCTTTTCAATATGAACCGCATCAATGTGACAGCACCCCTTTTAATCTGCGAGGGGGAGCCAGATTGTCTATCCGCAATTGAGTCGGGCTTCACCAACGCTGTTTCCGTCCCGCTCGGCAGCGGAAACTTCCACTGGATCGAAGAGTGCTGGGACTGGCTTGAACAGTTTGACAGCATTATCGTGTGTACGGACAACGATGAAGCCGGACAAAAAATGCAGAAAGAGGTCGTATACCGCCTCGGCAGTTGGCGCACCAAGGTTGCCGAAGTGCCACCGATTTATGAGGCGGAGAACGGCAAAAAGTACAGCGTCAACGATCTGAACGAAGCTCTCTATTATCTTGGCAAGGAAAAGGTTCTTGAGATCATCTTGAACGCCAAGGATAGTCCTGTCCCTGGTGTGATTGACTTCTCCGACATCCAGGATGTGGACTTAGACCAGATCGACGGTATCACAACCGGCATCCGTCCCCTTGACCGATATCTGATGAAGCTATTCCAGGGGACGCTCAATATCATCACCGGCATCAACGGAGCTGGCAAAAGCTCGTTTATCAATCAAATCATTTGCCAATCGCTGGAGCAGGATAAAAATGTATTCCTCTTCTCTGGTGAGCTGCCAAACTTCCAGACAAAAAACTGGCTCAACTCTGTGCTTGCAGGCCAGCGACACATCGAAGAGCGACACTGGCAGGACGCGACCTACTATAAGGTTTCTCCAGAGGCAAAACGGGAAATTGATGAGTTTTATCGTGGCCGTTTGTATATCTACGAGGACGGACGATCCAACCGTATGACGGATCTGCTGAAGACTATGGAGGATTCCGTCAGAAAGTACGGGACAAAGCTGTTGATTCTCGACAACCTAACCGCTATCAATTTGGAGTGCAGCGACGACAACAAATATAATAAGCAGTCTGAATTGATTATGAATCTGATTGCATTTGCAGTCAAATTCAATGTCATTGTTCTGCTGGTCGTGCATCCACACAAAATTGATACCATGCGCCGGTTAAACAAGATGGATGTGCAGGGCATCTCCGCCATTATCGACCTGGCGCACCGCATCATTAGCCTATACCGCGTCTCTGATAAGGATAAGCAGGGAGAACCAAAGCTAAATGGTTCTGGTTGGCGTGTAAAGCCAATCAAAGAAGATGTTCTGATCGACATTCTGAAAGACAGAATGCTTGGTTATGAGGGGCGCAGCGTTGGTGTCTATTACGATCAGCCCTCCAGACGCTTCTTTACATCGGAAGAAGACCTGGATCGCCGCTACTCCTGGGATAAACACCCTTATGTTGGCGGTCTCCCCTATCCTCCAGAGCAATTGAATGATGAAGAGGATGAGGTGTTTGGCACGGTAGACGGACATTAGTAGGGAGGCGAGTCTTCTGAGTAAAAACTATACTGCTTATCATGTTCACTCTGAGCTGTCTTTGCTGGACAGCGCAACAAAATTCCAGGACTACATTGATCGTGCCGTCCAGCTCGGCCAAACCGCAATTGCGTTTACAGAGCATGGCAATATCTATCAGTGGGTTGCAAAAAAGATGGCTTGCGATAAGGCTGGTCTAAAGTATATCCATGGTGTGGAGTGTTATTTGACAGAAGATCTGTTTTTACCACCTGATCCAAAGGAAGTACAAAAACAGGTCATGGAAGAAATGGCGAAAAGAGATAAAGAAATGGAGTCGCTGTCCAAGAGGTTGCTTGACGAGATGAGCAAGTCAAACTACAAAGAAGAGCCAGACCCTAATTCTTTTATTGAAGATGAGTCAGAAATTGAGCCTGATGACTTTGCAAAATTGCGATTTGATGAGTTGATGGAGGCTGGCAGACATAAAGTTCGTGACAACTACCACACAATTCTAATCGCAAAGAATTACGACGGGATTCTTGAAATCAATAATTTGGTGAGCCTGTCAAACCGTGACGACCATTTTTATTACAAGCCAAGAATTACTTTTGAAGAGTTCCTTGGCATCTCAAACAATGTAATTAAAATTAGCGCCTGCCTCGCCTCCCCGCTCAATAAAATGAGTGTTCGTCATCCTATGTATGAAAAGTTACTGAAGCATTACGACTATTTGGAAGTGCAGGCTCATAATTTTGGGGAGCAGATTTCATACAATTGCCACCTCGCAGAGATGTCGAAAAAATACGGTATTCCTTTGATTGCCGGAACAGACACCCATAGCATCGATGCGTATAAGGCAGAGTGCAGAAGTATCATGCAGCTCGCAAAGCACATCGAGTTTGCGGACGAGGACAGTTTTGATTTAACCTACAAGACTTACGATGAACTGGTTGAGATGTTCCGAATTCAGGGCGCATTACCAGAGCAAGTATTTCTTGAAGCGATAGAAAACACAAACCGTATGGCCGACTCTGTTGAGCCATTTGAACTGGATATCAGCTTCAAGTACCCGAAGCTATACGGGAATGCCGCAGAAGATAAGGCCGTATTTGAAGATACCATTCGCAAAAACTTCCAGTCAAAAATTGATGAGGGTGCAATCACCCCAGAGCAAATCCAGAATTTCAAGGACGCTATCAAAGAAGAGTGCCGCGTTTTTGACAAGATCGATATGTCTGGATTTATGTTATTCATGTCTGAACTTGTTACCTGGTGCAAGTCAAACGGTATTCCTATTGGCTTCAATCGTGGCTCTTGCGGCGGCTCTCGTGTAGCCTATGTCACAAATACTACGGACTTAAATCCTGAAACCTGGCATACGGTTTTCAGCCGTTTTTGTAACGAAGACCGTAAAGAAATCGGCGATATCGATATTGACGTGTCCCCATCTGACCGCGACAAAGTGTATGAGTACATCATCAATCGGTTTGGTCAGGAAAAAACCGCATTTATCCTGGCGATTGGCACGATCAAATCGAAAGGCTGTATCGATGAGATTTGCCGTGCGTTGGGTGTAAAGTGGAACAAGGAGCACCAGAGAGATGAAAGAGGATTTCGTAAGGCACTGGAGCTTCTAAAGGATAATAGCGTTACACTTCGTTTTGGCAACCATCCTGACGGGTGTGAGCTTTATCACTTTGATGAAAGAGGAACACTAATTATCGCAAAGCAATTTGAGAATATTCCAAGGATTGAACTGGTCAAACAGTTCACCAAAGAGTATTCAAAGTTGAAAGAAGAAAACGAAAAAATCTTTCAGAAAAACCCATGGGTTGGTAAAGTAAACACTGAAATCAAGGATTTGTTTGAGCTTGATGAGGAAAAGGCAAGGAGCCAATATCCAGAAGTATTTTACTATTACGATGGGTTACTGGATGTCGCAATTTCCCAGTCGATGCACCCAGCAGGTATCGTGGCAAGCCCCATTACGCTGCGGGATCACTACGGGACATTTCTGTCTGAGGGAAAAGAGATCCTACAGATTGATATGGAGTGCGTTCATGAAGCCGGCCTGGTGAAATATGATATTCTCGGTCTGAAAAATATCGAGATCATCAAAGACACCTATGCACTCATCGGGAAACCTTACCCAAAGTCTCACGAAATCAACTGGAATGATGATGCTGTTTGGAATGACATGCTGCGCTCCCCTATCGGTATTTTCCAGTTTGAGTCGGCATTTGCATTTGACAGTCTGAGAAAGTTTAAGACGCACAGCATTTACGATATGTCTCTGGTAACAGCCTGCATCAGACCGTCTGGCGCTTCTTATCGGGACGAACTGCTCCAGAGAAAGCCGCACCATAACCCGTCCCCTATCATTGATGACCTTTTGAAAGATAACCTTGGCTATCTGATTTACCAGGAGGACACAATTAAGTTCCTTCAGCAAATCTGTGGGCTTTCCGGCAGCGAAGCTGATAATGTGCGCCGCGCCATTGGCCGCAAGCAAAAGGACAGACTGGAAGCCGCTCTGCCTGATATTTTGGAGGGATACTGCTCCAAATCATCCCAGCCAAGGAACATCGCTGAGGAAGAGGCGAAGGAGTTCTTACAGATCATCGAGGACAGCGCATCTTACCAGTTTGGATATAACCATTCCATTGGCTATTGCATGATTGGATATTTGTGTGCGTATCTGCGCTACTACTATCCGGCAGAGTTCATTACCGCATATCTGAACAACGCCAATAACGAAGACGATATCAAAAACGGCAGCGCACTTGCTGAGCTATACGGGATTCAAATTGTTCCCCCTCGATACGGCATTTCAAAAGATAGATATGTGTATGATAAAGACCGTCATGTGATCGCAAAAGGTATCAACTCAATTAAGTATATGAATAGCACTGTTGCGAACGAGCTGTACGACCTCGCAAAACGCAGTGATCCGAAAACCTTTATGTCGCTTCTTACCCTAATGAACAATGAGACATCTATTGATACCAGGCAGAGGGATATCCTGATCAAAATTGATTTCTTTGTTGACTTCGGGAATGTAACGGAACTATCCAGAATTGCATCCGTATTCGCATTCTTCAAAAATGGCACTGCAAAAAAGGTGCAAAAGGATAAGATCAGCGGGCAGATGCTTGATGTTGTATCGAAATATGCGACAGACAAAAATAAAAACGGCACAGAGGCAAAGTCGTTTACCATCACGGATATGGCCGGCCTACTGGATGAATGTGAGGATGTGATTAAATCACTTCATCTACCAGACCTGGATTTGAAATGCAAAATACAGAACCAAATCGAGCTTATGGGATATATCGATCTGACGACAAACAAAAAAGAGGATCGACGAAAACTTTTGATAACAGATGTGTTCCCATTATCCAGCAAAAAGGACAACACGATTTGGGGTTATGCGGTACAGACCAGATCGGTTGGGAGCGGGAAAGCGTCCAGACTCACCATCAGGTCTTCCGTGTACGCAAAAGCGCCGATCAAACGATTCGACATAATCTACGCAAAGGAATTAGAAAAGAATAGGAGTGGTTATTGGTATTTGCTCGATTATGATTTGATCGCATAAAGCAAGAAAGGATATAACGGAAATGACACATAAACATAATTTTATCTTTAAGGCCGTATCGGTTCTTTGCATGGCTTTGGTGATTGTTCTTCTCTCATCTTTTGTTTACCCAGTTGCCAATGAAGTATCAGCAAAGGAAACAACTCCTGCTACGGTGATTATTCCGCCTCCATATTTGGCGAGCGCTCCGGCAGTTACAGAGGAAGCCGAAACCCAGCCTGAAGAAAGTGTAGATGTGAGCGCTCCCGTCATTCCATATACAGAGGAAGACCTGGATTTGCTCGCAAGACTAATTACCGCAGAAATGGGAGCAAGCTGGGTATCGGATGAAATGCAGCTCTATGTTGGCAGTGTTGTTCTCAATAGAATGCAGCACCCACTCTTCCCCGATACTTTATACGATGTGATCTATGCAAAAGGCCAGTATTCTCCAACATGGACTGGCGCAATCAATAACACGCCAGACGAAAGAACCATCGAAAACGCACGTCAGCTCTTGGAGCAGGGCAGCGTTCTCCCTGAAAATGTTGTGTTCCAGGCAAACTTCCCACAAGGAGATGGAGTGTATTACGAATACTACGATGAAGTGCTTGGAACCACAACTTATTTCTGCTATCTAAGCAATTAGTTAATCTATTTTATGGAGGTTATGCGATGAAAGTAATTAAGCCGAGTTTTGAGATTATCACGCCGATTGATTCAGAACAAATTCTGAAGACGATTGAGGCGGTGGGAAGAACCTGCTACAAGAGCGAAGACAAGATTACAGATACATCCTGTGAATCTTTTGTCAGAGGCATCATCAAAAGAGGGCATGAGGCTGTTATCGAGCATTACAACATCACCGTCCGTCTGATCAATGACCGTGGTGTTTCTCATGAAGAAGTTCGTCACCGTATCGCAAGCTACGCACAGGAGAGCACAAGATACTGCAACTATTCCAAGGACAAGTTTGGAAATGAAGTAACCTATATCGATCTCAAGGGCGGCATGGAGCTTGATCCCAAGATGAAAAATCTCGACGCTGAGACCACTGCCGCTATTTATAATGAGTGGCTTATGGGCTGCGCCGATGCGGAACGCCATTACAACCGCATGATTGAGTTGGGTGCGTCTCCCCAGATTGCAAGATCAGTTCTGAACAACTCAACCAAAACCGAGATCTGTATTACCATGAATATGCGTGAATGGCGGCACTTCTTCAAACTCAGAACGCCAATTGCGGCTCATCCCCAGATGCGAGAGATTGCTATGATGCTGCTCCAGGAGTTCAAGAATAAAATTCCTGTGATTTTTGACGACATTGAATGCGAGGTAGCCTGAATGAAAGTAGTTTGTATTTCTGGTAAGGCACAGCATGGTAAAGACACGACTGCCGGCATGATGAAGACTGCTCTGGAGGACATGGGGTACTCTGTTTTGATTGCCCATTATGGAGACCTTGTAAAATATGTATGCAAAACCTTCTTCAACTGGAACGGTGAAAAGGACGATTACGGAAGAAGCCTGCTCCAAAAAGTAGGCACAGATATCATTCGCACCCAACATCCGAATTACTGGGTTGATTTCATTAAGGATATGCTTACCATGTTCCATTCTGAATGGGATTTTGTACTGATTCCAGACAGCAGATTTCCAAACGAAATTGACTCGCTGAAGCAGGCCGGGCTTGATGTAATCCACATCAGAATTAGACGGGAAAATTTTGAAAGTCCGTTGACTGCGGAGCAGCAGAACCATCCATCTGAGACTGCTCTTGACAATGTTATCCCAGATTTTCTAATCGTGAACGACGGCACATTAGATGATCTTTACAATAAGGTTTGCGGCCTGATCGCAAATAGATACGGAGTGTGCGCATGAAGAAACTGACCATATTGGTTGATATGGACGATGTTTTGGAAAACCTTGTGGAGTGCTGGGTAAACGAGCTAAACAAAAAGTGCGGTTCGTCCCTGCGGGAAGAAGATATTACCGATTGGAGAATTGCAAAATTCTTCCCGCAACTCACTAAGGATGACCTCTTCTCTCCGCTGAATACAACCGAGTTTTGGGAGAAAATCTCCCCCATGCAGAACGCCCAGGATGTCCTAAAGAAATTGATTGATGATGGACACACTATCCGCATTGTCACAGCATCTCATTATGCTACGGTTCCTGCAAAAATCAAGCGGTTGCTTGAAATGTATCCTTACCTAAAATGGGAGGATGTCATTGTCGCAAGTGATAAGAGCCTTATTTTCGGTGACATTATGATTGATGACGGCACACACAATCTTGAAGTTACAAGTTGTGGTCTGGCTGTTCTCTTTGATCGTCCACACAATAGAAGCTATAACGATGAGGCAGCTGGGATGGTAAGAGTAGAAACCTGGGACGAAATTTATGAGGTTGTCTCTGAATTTGCGGATATGCTTTCTGATGAAGATGAGATTGACCAAGTTCTGAAAGGAGTAGATGTAGAAAGCGCATGATTGTAGTGTATTCAACTGGTTGCCCTAAATGCGGGGTCTTAGAACGTAAGCTCAACGAGAAAAGTATCTCATATGAGATGTGTACAGATGTAGATAAAATGCTTGGCCTTGGTATTACATCAGTTCCTGTGCTTGATGTTGACGGGAAAATGATGGACTTTCAAGAGGCAGTAAAATGGGTCAATGAACAGGGGGAGTGATGGGATATGGATATTACGCTAAAGCTGTCTAAGGACTTTGAGCGTTGCTTGGAAGACCTTAAAAAGAAATATGGTGAGGATTTTGAATATATCAATGGTGTTCATCCGAGCCAGCTGGACTTCTCTGAGTTTATTGACAATTTCGTAGACAAGGATACATTGGCGGATGCCTCTATTGATCCCAATGCAAATGCAAACCATAAAGATATCCGAAGCTTTATGACAGAAAAAGCTAAGAGTGAGGATAAGCTTTTCGCACTGAACAAGATTTTTATGACCATCAAAAAGCAGTGGGGTTTGCGCACCGCAAAGCAGTGGTTGGAGCAGGAGTTCAGTAAAGGCTTCTATCTCAACGATAGTACGACAGCCAGCTATTTCCCATACTGCTGGGCAAATGATTTGACACGGCTTGCAACAGAGGGGCTTTTCTTCCTGGATCATTATAACCACCAGGCTCCAAAGCATCTCACCACATATTTTGATGACGTAATCGAGTTCGTATCCTTCCTTTCCAACCGTCAGTCTGGCGCAGTTGGCTTGCCCAATGTGCTGATCTGGGCGTGGTACTTTTGGAAGAAAGATGTTGACGGTGGATACTATATGAAGAATCCATCCTATTATGCCAGACAGCAGTTCCAAAAGTTTATCTACCGGCTGAATCAGCCATTCCTCAGAATCGATCAGAGTGCATTTACAAATGTCTCTATCTTTGACCGCCCTTATCTGGAATCTCTGTTTGGTGGTGTGGAGTTCCCCGATGGGCAGCTTGCAATTGACCATATTGAAGACTTCATTGAGTTCCAGAAGGTCTTTATGGAGGTTGTAAGCGAAATTCGAGAGGAAAACATGTTCACCTATCCGGTGCTCACCTACTCGCTTTACTATAAGGACGGGAAGTTCCAGGATGAAGAGTTTGCTCGTTGGTGCAGCAATCACAACATCAAGTGGAGCGATTCCAACTTCTTTGTCAGCGATAATATTGGTATCCTATCAAACTGCTGCCGGCTGCTCAGCGACACCAAGAAGCTGGATGCGTTTATTAACTCTATCGGCGGTACAGCCCTCAGTGTTGGTTCGTGTCGCGTCAGCACCATTAACCTTGTCCGCATTGCGTATGAGAGCAAGATGAATAAGAAGAAGTACATCAGCATTCTTCGAGATCGTGTTCTGCTTGATTGTAAGGCTCTGTATTCCATGCGGCATGTCATCCAGAGAAACATCGAGAAGGGGCTTCTCCCTAACTATCAGGATGGTGCCGTTGAGCTGGATAAGCAATTCTGTACAATTGGCGGTATCGGCATGTATGAGGTCATGGATCTCTTCGGCCTGATTAACGAAGATGAAATGGGGAATAAGTCCTACTCAGATGAGGCGGTAGAGTTTGCAACTGAAATCCTTGATACCATCAATGATGTCAAAGACAATTTTGAGTGCGATTTCACATTCAATTTGGAAATGATTCCTGCGGAGAATTGCGCTGGTGTCATTTGTACGGCAGACAACCTTCTCTTTGAGCAGAACAAGTATTTTATCTACTCTAACCAGTGGATTCCTCTCATGGAGAAATGCACGATTCAGGAGAAGTGCCGACTTGGTTCTCTATTTGATGCCAAGTGCGGTGGTGGCTGCATTGCGCATATTGATATTGAAAGCCGTTTCCCAAATGAAGAGGCTGCGTGGGATATGCTCAACTATGTAGCAAGCCAGGGCGTGATTTACTTTGCATTCACGACAAAGATCTCTGTGTGTGAAGACAAACACGCTTTTATGGGAACAAAGACATGCCCGCATTGCGGAAAGCCAATCGCTGATACATATGCTCGTGTAGTGGGATTCTATACCCCCGTTAGCAGCTACCAAAATATCCGTAAGCAGGAGTTCAATAAGAGAAAATGGTATGACGTTCTTACAAAAAGTGAGGTCATGTAATGCGGGTAAAGGGAATCATTGAAGAGGACTTTACAAACTTCAAACTCCCGTCTATGTTCATCAACACCTGCTTTTGTGATTTCAAATGCTGTACAGAATCTAACCTGGGTATTGAGGTGTGCCAAAACGCACCTCTTGCCCAGGCAGATACAAAAGAGATCCCAGACACAGTAATTTACCAGCACTTCTCAACAAACCCGATTACAAAAGCAGTTGTGATTGGCGGGATGGAACCTATGCTCCAAATTGACGAGGTTGAGTCTCTTATTCGCCTGTTTCGTGCATCTGGAGATAAATCCCCATTTGTAATCTATACGGGATATTATCCAGATGAAGTACAAGCTGAGCTTGAGCGTCTTCGGAAATATAAATTCATTATTGTGAAGTTTGGCCGTTTTATTCCAGATAGGCAGCATCGTTATGACAATGTGTTGGGAATAGAGCTTTCTTCTGATAATCAGTACGCAGAGCAGATATCGTAGGTAGGTGCCATATGAGAATTACAGTGAATCCAGACAAAGAGTATGCAAATGAAGTAAGAGCAAAATTGAAAGCAAACGATGGGTATTGCCCCTGTCAGCTTGTAAAAAGTCCAGATACGAAATGTATGTGTAAAGAGTTTCTTGCAATGGAGGAAGGAACATGCCATTGCGGTTTATATATCAAAATCAAGGAGGCAGATGATAACACATGAATCGAGTAGCGAAATTTAGCAAGGTATCATTTGACCAGTTCTATAATGATTATTGTGGCACATTTTTTGATGATTGCGATAAGCCGTCTAAAGAGTCTGTAAGAGAGATTTATGACCAGATCAAGATTCCTACACGGGCTACAAAAGGATCTGCTGGATATGACTTCTTTGCCCCGTTTGATATGAGCCTGACTCCAGGTGTGGAGATGAAGGTTCCTACTGGCATTCGCGTTGAAATTGACAACGGCTGGTGGCTGGCCTGTATGCCAAAGAGCGGCCTTGGATTTAAGTACCGCCTCCAGCTCAACAACACAGTTGGCGTAATTGATTCCGACTATTTCCATTCTGATAACGAGGGACACATTTTTGCCAAAGTAATCAACGACAGCCGGCAGAATAAAAAGCTATTCGTCAAAACTGGCAGCAGCTTTGTGCAGGGCATTCTTCTCCCCTATGGGATTTCGTATGACGATGAGGCAGATGGAGTGCGCAACGGTGGATTTGGATCGACCAGTATTCCAGACATTGTTGAGTTTGGCGCTAAAAACTAAATAAGAATTATGGAGGTGTCTACATATGGACGCAAGCAAAACCTACTCCCCTGATGAGTATTTCCAATTTATCAAGGACAGAAAGCATAGTGTTACCGATGAAGACCTGACGGCAATTTACGATAATTGTCTGGAACTTTTGAACAAGTACCGAATCACAGGGCAAACAAAAGGAATGCGGAAACTGATTTTCCATCTTGAGTGCATTGAAAAGGAGCGGGAATTGATTGCGCTCGGTGTAGACACTTTCATTTATCGTGACGATATTGAAGAGTATATCGACAATGTGGCAAAAGATGTTGTGAAAATCATTGAGCTTGAAAACTATGAGCGCGAGATCCCAGACGAGATTGTTTCCGTCGTAGAGGCGGTTAAGGATAAGTTTGATAAGCTCTATGTCCTCTTCACTGACTACACTGGCCGCGTAGAACGGCAGGTAGAAAAAGAACGCCGAAGCACAGATCCGATCCTATTTGGCACATTCCAAAATGAGGCAAGCAGAACTGTTGTTGATCGCTTCTACTTCCTTGGGGATTGGGAAGATGAATACTGCGATCTTACCCTTGACAAACTGGTTGGCGATTTCAAGGCGCACAGTGGGAGAAATATCACACACACCATTAAAACCCCTGAGGACATTGCGGAGCTGAAAGCGCAGCTCAACGGAATTGTAGAGAATCAGAGCGGAGAATTTAGAATCGCATCTGTTGAGAAGAAGAGCTTCTTTGACAAAATCAGAAGCATTTTTAGCGGTAAACGCAAATGAAAACCAACGTCGATTTAACTGCGTCCCGTACATTCAGCACCCAGCGAAGAGAAATATCCCTTACCAAAGTAATGATGGAATTTGGAAAGCATTTTCTTTGGGATTATGAGCATATGAAAATGGTTCAGTCTGACTATGATTTGTCCAATTACAAGGATTTTCTTATCCTATGTGGAAATGCGTCTGAGCGTCAAACACAAAGATTTAACCATGCGCTTGATACCGGGGATATATGCGAGTGCTGCGGGGCAAGACTCACTGAAAAGCCGTGGGCAAGGCACTATTGTCTGTGCTCTCGTTGTGCTGAAGAGCTTGATTATGGCTGCCAGAAAACATGGCGATATAAAGAAGATAGTCTTTGGCAATCAGCTGATTTTCTGACCAGAGAAATGAACCGAAGGAGCTAAAATTTGGAGTTAGATAAGGTTTATAATATTGATTGTCTTGTCGGCATGAATTGTATCGATGATGAGTCAATAGATATGATTCTGTGTGATTTACCATATGGTATCACTAAAAACAAGTGGGATTCGATTATTGACCCCGTTCAATTATGGAAGCAATATGAACGGATTATAAAGCCAAGTGGCGCAATCCTTTTGTTCGGGCAAGACAAGTTTACAGCAAAAATGATGTTGTCAAATCCAAAACTACATAGATACAACATTATTTGGGATAAGGTTATGAAAAGCGGGTTTCTAAATGCGAAAAGAATGCCGCTGAGAGAGCACGAGGACATTATGGTGTTCTATAAATCACAGCCTATCTACCATCCACAAATGCACAAAGGCTCTCCTAATCATAGTAAGGGTAAGGCTGTTGGAGAAGCAATTGAGGATATCAGTTCCAACAGAATATACGGCTCTTATAAAGTTGTGGAGAACAAGAGCGATATGAAATATCCTACATCTATTTGGAGATTTCCAAAGCCTCATCCTTCAGTAGCAATTAGTTCAACGGAAAAGCCGATAGATCTATTGCGATATGCCATTCGCACCTATACGAATGTGGGGGGGGTAGTTCTGGATAATTGCTGTGGATCTGGTTCTACACTAATTGCCGCAAAGTTAGAAAACAGGCATTATATTGGGATGGACAACGGTATATGTGATAATAAAAAGAGTAAATATTACGGTATGCCGTGGGCTGATGTGTCCTTAAAAAGATTGGAGGAAGTCGCATGAACGAATACTGTTACGATGGCGCTTGTGGCGGGATAATCACTGAGCGCTGGCGTGGTGATATGCAAGATTTAAGCTGCAATCGTGGGTATGGAATGATGTGCGAAGGTGGTACATACGCAGAGGAATTGTGTAAGGACTGCCCCATGAATCAAGTGTTTCTTGCCAAGGATAATGATTTTCATTTTTAATCGATAGGAGTGCAACAAAATGTTCAAAGTAATCGTGGCCGGCGGCAGAGACTTTAATAACTATAAAGGGCTTTCTGACAGCCTGGATTACCTCCTAAAGAATATAAATGATGATATCCAGATCGTGTGTGGCATGGCTCGTGGCGCAGATAGGCTTGGAGAACGATACGCAAAAGAGCATGGATATCAGGTCATCTACTTCCCCGCCGATTGGGATCTCGATGGGAAGTCCGCAGGATTCAAACGGAATGTAAAAATGGCAGAATACGCAGACGCTCTGGTTGCTTTCTGGGACGGCGAATCCAAAGGGACAAAACACATGATTGAAATAGCAAAAGAAAAAGGACTTGATATCCGCATAAAGCGCTACCACATTAGGAGACAAGAATGAACCGATACATAAGTGATTTACATTTCGGCCATGCAAATATTCTGAAATTTGACAACAGGCCGTTTAGGAATACAGAAGAGATGGAAACAGCTCTTATTGAAAATTGGAATAGCACGGTTTCCGCTGGAGATATCACCTACATTTTGGGGGACTTCTGCTGGGGTAAAGAGCCGGATTGGAGACGAATTGTACCATTGTTAAACGGAAACAAGGTGCTGATCCGGGGAAACCATGATTTGAAAGAAATGTCTTCTTCGTTAAAAAAGATGTTCCAAGATGTTAAGGAATATAAGGAGATTACCGATGGTGGCCGGCATGTTATTATGTGCCACTACCCCATGCTGCTCTACAAATCCTCTTACAACCCAGACTGTTATATGCTTTGCGGCCATGTCCATACAACACGGGAAAATGATTTCCTTAATAAATGGAGGGCGGAGCTGAAGAATAACAGGTCGCTTAATTCGCATAGTTGCGGGAACATCATCAATGTAGGCTGTATGCTCCCCTATATGGGATATACGCCAAGAACATTGGACGAAATTATCAAAGCAAATAGTTAATCAATTTATGAGGTGGCAATGAATACAGAGGTCATGTTTTCTTCTAAGAAGATGGACTGGGCAACGCCGCAGGACTTTTATGACAAGCTGGATTCAGAGTTCCACTTCACCCTCGACCCTTGTGCAGACGAGTCCAACCATAAATGCGACAAGTATTTTACGGAGCAGGAAAATGGACTTGAACAATGCTGGGGGGGGGCAGACCGTATTTTGCAATCCGCCATACGGTAGAGCGATTAAAGACTGGGTGAAGAAAAGCTCTGAAGAAGCTAAGAAGCCAAATACAACGGTTGTAATGCTGATCCCGGCACGTACAGATACCAGTTATTTTCACGACTACATTTATAGAAAGCCAAATGTGGAAATTCGCTTTATTCGTGGCAGATTAAAGTTTGGCGACGGCAAAAATTCTGCACCATTTCCAAGTATGGTGGTTATCTTTCGTTAGGTGGTGATTATATGGCGACCAAGAAAACTATGGACGTATGGTTTTGTGATAAGTGCGGCAAGGGATATGCCAGCGAATACGCAGCAAACATTTGTTGTAAGCAATACCATTGTAGCGTCTGTGGCGTTGAAACCCCTCGGTACATTACCAAGTGTGACTCATGTAGGGATAAAGAGCTTTTTGAAAAGGCGCAGAAAATGACCTTGGAAGAGTACGAAGAAAAGTTTCCAGGAAATATGCTTTACTGGAACGACGAGTTCTATTCAGATCTTGGCGATCTACTGGATGCAAGCGAGTTTGGCGGATTTGATGTCCCAGATTATGTATTTGGAACTTATCGTGACTATCTTCGCCTCGATCCAGAAACACATATTGCAGAGCTTATAGACGAGTTTGATTGCGACGGTGTGTATTTTGATAACGCTGGGGTGAGAGAGTTTGTAGAGTTCGCAAATGCCTGGAACAAGAAATATGAGGAATATTGTTTTAGGCCAGATACATCAATCGTTGTCTTTGTCCCAGAAGTGTGCAGAAAGAGAGACCAGAATGATTAAGACAGTAGTTGGCGATTTGCTGGACGCTACAGAAGATATTATTGTTCAGCAAGTAAATTGTAGGAGTGTAATGGGATCTGGTGTTGCAAAGGCAATCTACACACGCTGGCCTGAGGTTAAGACAGAATACCACAAATTCTGCCGGCGTTCTACTTCCCCATATGATTTGCTTGGAAAGGTGCAGCTGATCGATGTGGAGCCTGGGAAAGCAGTTGCCAATGTCTTCGGCCAACTCAACTATGGGCGAACTGCCGGGAAGGTCTATACAGATTATGTGGCTCTCACAAAGGCATTCGATCAGCTGAGGACGGCGTTTCACGATAAGTCATTGGCTTTCCCATACAATTTCGGGTGCGGTCTTGCAAATGGCAGCTGGAGCGTGGTCTACAAAATGATTTGCACATATTTTAACGACATGGATGTGACGATCTACAAACTGCCAATCTCAGAGGAAGGAGAAATTGCAGCATGACGCTATATTTCAAGGGAAGCAATGGGAATATGCGGGAGATTGCTCAGATTAGCGATAGCTTATCGACGGAAGAAGCCCGCACTGAAGCGCTACAACATATCAAGAAATTTTGCGACGATCACCATTTTCATATTTATTATGTCCGAATGTGGAATGCAGAAGTGAATGGGAAAAAGATGACGGCTTTTGATGTTGGCAGTCATACAGAGTTCTTTTATACAGACTCTATTGTGTTTGATTCTGAGGCGGTGGAAGAATGATTATTATGCCACACATCGACGGATGCACCATTGTTACAGAGAACGGGTTCTGCTCCGTAATGGGACATCCGTATGATATTATCGATGGGCTTTTTATTAAAAGAACGAAGATCGATGATATTACAACTGTCATTGCCCCATCCGTAAAAGAAGTGTCAGTTTTAGAGGGGAATATTTATGCGGGGTATTATATCGATCTGCTTAAAAGAATCGGGGTTAAGGTCAATATCATCCCGCAAAAGAATCCAGAGAAAGTTTTCAAAGAGGTGAAATGATGGACAGACTGGTGGCAATTGGTGATATCCATGGCTGCGTACATACGCTGAAAGATTTGCTCAACAGAGTGTCGTATTCCAGCCAGACAGACACGCTTGTCTTCATCGGAGACTATATTGATCGTGGGTATTTCAGCTATGAGGTTGTGGATATGCTGATTAAACTTCAGCATCAAGTCGGCAAGGATAAGGTTGTGTGCCTCAGAGGAAACCATGAGCAGATGGCGATTGACGCATATAGGCATGGTAATTATCCGCTCTGGTATCGAAACGGCGGGCGCTCAACTGAATACAGTTTTGAGAAAAACGGCCAGGATCTTGCTAACGCAGTTTCATGGTTTGAGACATTGCCACTTGTTTACGACACCCCAGAGATTATTTTCTGTCATGCCGGATTGTCCTATCCCCTACTGCAAGATAACAGCCAGGAAGATCTTCTGTGGGGACGCGATTGGATTCAAACAGATACAGAAGAACGAGAAAAGCAAGTTGTATTTGGACACACACCAAGGACTGACAGAAGAGCCTACACAGTCCCAACAGGAGACATATGTATTGATGCTGGGTGTGTATACAATGGCCGCCTATGTGCGCTCGTCATCCAAGACAACGGACAAAGCGCCTGTGTGTATGTGAATAAGAATTTGGAAGATGATTTGTAAGGAGTTAGTTAATTGATTTGAGGTGATTCATATAGCATTCAAAATCTTAGTCTTTTATAAAACTGATGATGCGCTGGAGCAATATATCAACCGATTTCGTGCTATGTCCCAATCCTGTATGCAAAGAAAAGCTATGAACGAGCAATTTTATGATTGTGGCGAAGTTCATATTCAATGTGTTCGTGGTGTATCAGAAAGATGTAGAGGGTATAAAGCAGATTTTATTGCTGTTCAAGAAGAGCTTACATGGCGCAATGATTGGGAGGATATCAGAGATTGTATTCTGTATCCTGCATTAGCAGGAAGCCCAATCCCCATTCAAATTTTTGATGGGATTTCTGAAGATAAAGGTTAATTGTGACACTCCTTAACTGGTAGGTATAGTAGGAGGAATTACATGAACGCAACAAGACAATTTACTGGGGTTCAACCCAGTGAAAAGATAGCAGTAAATACGAGCGATCTTCAGGCCATGCTTGGGTGTGGCCGAAGATCCGCTGTACAAATTGGGGAACTTGCAGAAGCCCGTATTCAGTTTGGGAAGCGCGTCTTCTGGAATGTGAAGAAGGTGAAAGAGTATGTCGATGCAATCTCAAATTGATGACTCCATTCTCCCATGTCCAGTCTGTGGTAAAACCCCATCCGTGTCTCTCAAAGGAATTGCCGGACACGGATGTTGGGCTACCCTAAGGTGCAAACCATTTCTTGGGCGGGCGCACCTTAAAGTAATTGAGGGAAAAGCCCATCCAGAAAGAGCACTTAGATGCGCGATTGACACATGGAATAAAGCTGTTATAGAGGACGATGAATATGTTGATTAAAGGTCATATAGAGGCTCGGCCATGGAAACCACAAGACCTCCTTGACGATTTGCAGAAAATGATTGATGAAGAGTCGGGCACTTATCTCAATAACCACCGTACCACACTCTGTACTGCCAGAGATTACTTAAAAGAATACTTCAATGCCTATCTTCCAGAGCAGAAAAATGCCATAGACAATGGCCTGCCGCTTCATTACTACCCAGTTTACCGCAAAGCTTTACGAGATCTAAAGGATGGTATCGAAAAAGTTGGAGACGGTTTCAAAATGTACAGCATGAATAACTGGAAAGGTATGATAGCTGTCATCGATATGGTTTTAGCAGATCCAGAAAAACTCATGTACTCTGCAAGTTTAGAAGGGTACGAAATTCCAGAGCCATACATAACCAAGTTCAGAGCTTGGCAAAGAAAGCAAAAAGAAAAATTGGAGGCTGAAAGGAATGCCAAAGATTCTGATCAAGCTTAGAAAGAAATGGTGTTTTGGCTTATGTGACCGTTGTGTATGGAAATATAACGGAGGGTGCAGCGAATGGAGGAAATAGACTACAAACGCTCTATCGAATTACTTAATAGAGATGTAGATGCCTGCTTAGAAATTATCGAGAGATGGAAAAAGAACTCCGCATATCTGGTTTCCATCGGAGTCATGCCGCCAGATCAGTGGGGCGTTCCATTGGTAGAAAAACTGGTTCCGTATGAGCGATATGATGTAGTCTACCACTGCAATCCAGCAACAGGAGATAAAATCCTAAACCGCTATATTCTGAAGAACGGTTTTGAACTATACAGCATTGGTTTCTCGTGTAAATCAAGAAACGCTTCTGTTCTACACTCTTATGCGATAGCAAACGGTGTCAAAGACGCAAAAGAAAGGTTCAAACGCATTTATGGTGATTACATGAAAATCCATAGTGTACAACAGTGTGGCGAAGAAATTAAACGCGATGTATTGAATGAGTATTGGAAACATCCAACCAGCATTTTATAAAAAGACGAGATTATAGGAGGACGTATGGACACATATCTCACAATCATGGTTACTGTGCTTGTTGCAACACAGGTAATTCGTATTGCACAAAATACGATCCAGCTTCACCGTCAGAACAAACTTATCAAGAAAGAAATTGCTCACCTTGGCGATGTGACGCAAGAGGATTTTGACAATCAGCGAAAAGCCTATAAGCTTGCAATCGAGTATTTTGAAAGGGCAAATATCACTCAAGGACAAAACGGGTTAAATCTATTTGGGAATACGGAGAAAGCTCAATGATAAAACAAGACTATAAATCAGGACGTGTTCAAGTAGAAGGGCGGACATTTGAAATAGAGTTTTGGACTGAAACACATTTTGGTTTGCCGTATGCAAGTGTGTCAGAAATCAAAACCAAAGAAGTAAGAGCGCATCTGTTTTCTAAGAGAACCAAAGCAAAAGAAATAAAATGCGGAATTAACTATGGGTGGATGTCATCTAACCGTTTAGACTGGGCAATGAGGCAAATAGCTGAACACCTTCAGAGAGAAAAGGACGAGCTGGAAGAGCTGAGGCAAATTGATAAATTCTGCGGCCTAAGTAAAGGAGAATAATATTATGAATCCGTGTAAAGATTGGTGCTTCGCTCGATTCGGCAAGGAGTATACGCAAGAATGTGATAAGCACTGTGATTATGCAAGACTTCATATTGAGCTTAAACAACTTCGTGCAAACCTGGATCGGGTAAAAGCGGATAGGAATGCAGCGGTTGAACAGTTACATGGTTATTGCCCGGCTTGTAAGAACTACACGCCAAACCATAATGAAGGGGCGTGTGCAGAGTGTAAGCATGAATATTTCCAGTATCAGAACGTTGATGCAAGGGATAACTGGAAATGGCGCAGCATTAAGGAGGACTGACATGAAGCGGCTGACAGGAAAATATGAGAACGGGACTGCTTATTATAACATCGTGCCAGGCGAAAGCACGATTGACCGCCTCGCCGCCATCGAGGATATCCTGGGGGATGAGTACGACCTTGACCGCCTCCGCGAACTGGCCCAGGCTGACAGGGAGGGTAGGGTAGAGATTATAGAACCAGATGTATACGAATGTATCAAAGTAGTAAGAAAAGCACAGGCCGCACTACGGAGGGAGCAGGATGAATAGCAACTGTTACAACACATCCTGCCCCTTTCGGGAGAACGACACCAGCAATCCTACATACTGTGCCTGTTATGCCTGTCCAAACAGGGAAAGACAGGACTATATCGTTATTACAACAGATCACACAGCGCCACTGGAGGTACAGGAATGAAGGAGTACATCGAGAGGGAGGCAGTTGAAGAAATGCTCGAAAGCGCCCAAACAATTTCTGATGGAGAATACTGTGGATATTGCACAGAAGATATAAATTTGAGTAGCATCCCCGCCGCCGACGTTGCTCCTGTACGACACGGAAAATGGATTCGGCTCCAACATAGTGGAACGATTGTATGCGGAAATTGTGGAAGAAACATCCGCAAGAATCATGGAAATGATTATGCAGATTTTGAACCGTATTGTCCATCGTGCGGATCTCTCATGGACACAAAGGAGGAAAATAACCTTGGCACAGCTTTATAAAATGACATTGTATGTATGTGATCTGGAAGAAAACCTTTCCTTGGAGGAAATCAAGAGACTTATCAAAGATGATGCTCTTGATGGCATTTCTACCAGTTGCGTTACCCACTTTGCCAATGAAAAAGTCGGTGCTCATGTATACTGGGATGACGATATCGACATCAACTATACAAACTCCACAACAGAGCAGTGGGAAAAATATTTTGACGATGGTGAGCAGCGTATTTTGTGTAACAATGGCAAGGGAGTATGCCCTAACTGCCACCGGCTCGATAGCATAGATCCGCTTGCACGATACTGTAGATATTGTGGTGCAAAATTGGCTCAGGAGGACGGCCATGAAGTTCATTAACAAAGAAGGAAAGGTATTTGATACCATCAATGAAGCCGTTGGATATGTATGCCAGCAGCAAGAAGAGTGCGGAGATTGGTGCCCTCTATATTGTAAAAAGCCTATCCCTGGGTGCAGAGAGTTTTATCTTGGGAATCCAGTAGAAACTGCCTCACTAATCGGGTGTAAGGTTGCAGATGATGAATACACATTTACCGTCAAGCTTTGTGACAATGAAATTGATGACGATAACGAGCGGTTCTCTTCTCAGTGCCTTAAACAAATGGCAGAAATGTTCGTTGGGAAGTATGGTTGTATTGGGGAAACCAGAATCGCAAAAATTGTTTCAACTGAGATTGTTACAGATGAAAATAAGTGGGCAACATTCTATGAGCGTCATCGGTGGATAAAAGCAACTGCTACTATTCCAAGAATCAACGAAACAGAGAAGCTAATTGAACAGATTGAGCGTGGAGAAAAGCAGAAAATCAATGTTGCGTGTTCTGTTAATACAAAAATTTGTTCCATTTGTGGGGAAACAAGCGGGAACTGCTACCATAAGCCTGGAGAATATTATAGTGGTAAATTGTGTTATATGACACTAAATAATCCGCAAGAAGTTTATGAGTGGGCTTTTGTAGAACCCACAAAAACAGTAGAAAAGGAGTCCGGCATGGATAATCATATTGATGGCACCGCCGAAATGATGCGCCCTCGCATTTGTGAAGTGCTGGGGGTTGAGGTTGGGGAACGATTTGAACTTAAAAGCACCGGAATCGTTTTGCTGGTGAATGACGATGGGAAAATCCACATTTCGTTATCGCACGGAGAGCACAAGGAAACCGACCTAAATGTGAATTATCTGGTTAAGGCTATCAACGATCCAGACTGTATCATCCGAAAGCCTCACTTTGCAGAATATGAAATCGTACACGCAAAAAACCTACTCGATGTTCTCGGTGACGGTGAGCTAAAGCGTGTTGGCGACATGACTACTCTTAGAGTAGACGGAAAAATTATCTATCTGAGGAAAGGCGCGTTCCCCTCTCTAAAGCCAGAACAGTCTATCAAGCTTTCGGAACTCGCTGATTTATCGCTATGAAATTTAACATAAACAAGCTACGTTCTTGGGGATTGCGTTATCTGGTATGTGATGAATCAGGACAGGTATGGGCGCATGAAAAACCGCCAGTCCGAGTCCAGCCATCCTATACTGCCGGGTATTGGCGAATTGCTGATTATTTCTTAGCTCCAGAAGTACATTTCAATTCATCAGAAAAAGAGTGGAAGAGATATAAAGACCACTGGGCAAACATAATGCACTACAGGCTAAATGGTCGGCAAATATGCACTCCCGTCTCAGATTGCCCAATCCAAATTTCATGGGAAGATGAGCCATACGATATGGTTGAACATGGCTTATTCCCTATATCTGACTTAAAAGTATTCCACGAAAGAGAGATCCTGTTATGACACTCCAAGAAGTTGATAAGAAAATCTCTGAGCTTCAGATTCTCCGAAAATCTCTTGAGAAAATGGAAATCAAGAAGTTCCAGGAAAAGGCAAAGAAAAATGTAGGCCGCTGCTTTATCCTAAACGGAAACTATCTGCGGATCATTGATATCCCCCGTGAGCAGTACGATCTATCCGGCCACTGCCACTTCAACCCCTATCAGTACCCGGCTCTCTACTTGGGGCATGACTGCGATAACGATGATATTGTCCCCTTCTATTGCGACACGGTGTTTTCCAGCATTCTGGGCGAAGCAAAGAACGCTTCTGGCATGAGTTTTAGAGAGATCTCAGAAGAGGAATTTATGGCGGAGTTTGACCGCTATGCGAAAGAACTGAGGGACACTCTGCTTATTGGCAACAGCACCATGGAGGAACAGGAATGAACCAACGTCGAAAACTAACCAAAGATGAGCGCATGGCAGTCTATGAGAAGACAAACGGACACTGCGCTTATTGTGGGTGTGAACTGGAATATAAGGATATGCAGGTTGACCATGTTATCCCTATCAATGGCTGGTCGGAGCAGGGAGAAGATACGCTGGACAATATGCTCCCCGCTTGTAGGAGCTGCAACCACTACAAAAGCAGATCCACCTTAGAAGGGTTCCGCAAAATGGTAGAAAATATGCCGACTGTTCTTATGCGTGACAGCGTTACATATAAGAACGCTGTTCGCTTTGGCCTGGTCACTCCTACTCCACACCCGGTTAAATTCTATTTTGAGCAGTTAGGACGGTGATAGCAAAGTGGCAAAATACAAAATTGGGATAACCGAGGCCGGTGATGCAGGGCTTGACCTTTCCTGGACAAGTAAAATGAACCAAATCGACGGCGCAATCCTAATAACAAAATGTGTATCGCCAGATTTTTACGACGCTGCACTCAAATATAAAGACAAGGTGATCATCCACACAACATTTACTGGCTTTGGTCATTCTGTTTTAGAACCGTTTGTCCCAGCGCCATATGATGAATTTGATGCGATAACTACACTGGTCGGTGGCGGCTTCCCAAAGAGCAAAATTGTTGTAAGAATCGATCCAATCATTCCCACAAAGAAAGGCATTGAAACAGCGAAAAATGTCTTCCTGACATTTATTGACCACGGATTTAACAGATTCCGAATCAGTTTGATTGATATGTACCCTCATGTCAGAAGAAGATTTAAGAATGCTGGTCTACCTCTGCCCTACGGAGAAAATGGTTTTGCTCCAGACAAACAGCAAATTGCCCAAGTTGACCAGATGCTTCGAGATGTAAAATCCTACTTCTCCAATTCAAGACCGTTAGATAGTATTCGGATTGAATCATGTGCAGAACCCGGATTAACAGAAACTATTCAATGTGGCTGCATTTCTTCTTATGACTTAAAGCTGCTTGGATTACATGATGATAATGCAGATCAATACGGATTCCAAAGAAAAAACTGTATGTGTTACTCTGGGAAAATGGAACTGCTCAATCAAAAACATCCATGCACTCACCAGTGCCTATATTGCTATTGGAGATATCCAGGATGGCAAGAAAGCCACAGCAGAGATATCGCAGATATGTGAGGTAATGCAAATGCCTTGTTATAAATCCGGTGGCTGCGGAGCATACGAAATGCGCTCATGCAGAGAGTGTCCGGCCAGCAAGCCAGACTATTTAGAAAGAGGGAAGAAAAATATGATCAAACCAAGAATTTGTGATGTGCTCGGTATAGACGTTGGCGTACCTTTCAAGGTTAAAGGGTATAAGGGTAAATACCACATCAACAGCGATGGGGTTATGAAATGGGAAGAGCAAGGGTCGAGCAACGCCGCAATCTACGAGGCGATCAATCATCCAGAGCATATCGTAAAAGTAATTTCGCTTTCTGAACAGGAAGTTGAAGCTATTAAGGCGATCAAAAACCTATTTCCAAATGCGGAGTATGTAGAACGGATCAAGAACAGCAATATCGTAGGCATTGGCAACAGTGAGAACGGTTGGATTGCCGACATCAACAACGCCCTCTTCCCTTCTCTAAAACCTGGTAACTCCATTGACATTGATGATGCGCTGGCAATGTAAAAAAATAGCTCCCGCATTTAACGGGAGCTAAAAAATCATTTATTCTTACTTGCCATGTAGATGCAAAACAATGTAGCTGGGCTTATCTGGAACTTTTTTGCGACCTTTGCAAAATCATCTTGTAACAGGCCAATCCCTTTATCAAACGGCATATTGTGTGCTTTAAGTAAGACATCGATCTGATCCGCCGCTATGGTCTTGTCAGCGTCGGACATTGTTTGATACTCCGCATTCATTTGGATATCAGAGGTGGTGTCCTTAGTCATTACTCTTGCCAATTCACATTGCTTTGCACTTAACATCATACCAACTCCTGAAAAGAGGTGAGTTTTTTTGAAAAATAATATCCTAAACTATGTGTCTGCACTACTGGGAACAGATATCAGCCAAATGGATGTTTGCACTGTCTTGGGCAGGATTGCTAATGTATGGAGGAATCTGTAGAGTATTGTAATACCGAATCTTATCTTTGTCAATGGAAGGTTATTTTATGGGAATTATTGAATACCTGAAGATGGTTAGAGCAACACCCGCATGGGATAGGGTGCCAGCCATTTCAGATGCCGAACTGGACGCAATGATAGACATTTTACAGAAAAATAAGTCTATAAATGGGGTGTCGATTTTGAAATGCGATGAGTGTAATGGGACGGGATATGTTGCTATCGCTCCTGGGGTTCGTGGCATTAGAAAATGCAGTATGTGTAATGGAACAGGCGAAATTACGACTATACCGCCGAGTCAGACAAAAGGTGAACACAGAGCAGCAAAGATTTCTGAAATCATTAGAGACTTGCAGGAGATCCAGGAAAAGTACGGCGATGTTGGTCTCTATGTGAACCCGTGGGCAGAGGCAGTTAATCGCCCTGTCATTGCGGCCAAATCATCTTTTGTAGATGAGGCAGGATCAATTCAGGCAGTTATTATTGCGTAAAAAAAACGGGGTGCGCTGCACCCCGTTTATAAAGCTTTAGAACTCGAACATATGTTTTATATCTCTTCCCCGGTTTCTTTGTTGATGAATTTACCTTCATATCGGTATCCAAGTGCCTCAGCGATCTCCGCCAATTCCTTTTCGCTGAAGTTGTCCCGCTTGAACTTTCCGCTCAGATTTTGAGAGGTACAGCCTATGGCGGCAGCAAGGTCTTTTACGCTCCTATTCTGCTTGATTAAGGCAATACGGATCTTCTCTGTCATCATGGGATTCCCCTCCCCTATTATCTTAATTGTAAACTAACGCACGAATAAAATCAACGCTAAATTTCAAAAGTAACTTTTCAGCGGTTTTATCCCTTGACGAATTTCGCTCTTTGATTTATCATGTAATTGTAGAGTGAATTTATTTTCTTAAATCTTACGAAAGGAGAGACAGTCATGGCCGGCCAGAAACGAACAGACAATAAAGGCCGTATCCTTAAAGACGGTGAAACCCAGCGCAAAGACGGCAGCTATCGTTTCACCTACACCGACGCAGATGGCAACCGGCACGATGTATACAGTAGGCGACTTGTGCCAACTGACCGCCTCCCTCCTGGTTGTAAGGACGATCTCAGCCTTAGAGAAAAGGAGCGGAAAATCATCCGTGACCTTGAAGATGGTATCAAAGCTACCGTAGAAAACAGGGCAACTTTGAACGACCTCTTCAATCTCTATATTTCCAATAAGCCAGAGCTGAAACAATCCACCCGCGCCAACTATCTCTATATGTACAAGAAGTATGTCCAAGACGATATTGGCAAGAAGAAAATCTCAAGCATTAAGTATTCAGATGTCAAGGCTTACTATAACCGCCTCATAAGAGAGCGTGGATTTAAGCCCAATTCCATGGAAATCATTCACACCATCATCCACCCTGTCTTTACGATGGCCGTGCGTGATGGTTATATCCGTATCAATCCCGCCACCGGCGCTATGGCAGAAATCAAGAAAAGCAACAATTGGGAAAAGCCAAAGCGTCACGCTCTGACTAAAGCAGAGCAGGCAGCTTTCATCGACTATATTAAAAGCAGTAAAATTTATAACCACTGGCTTCCGCTCTTTACTGTTCTTCTGGGAACTGGTTGCCGCATTGGTGAAGTCATTGGCCTGCGCTGGGAGGACTGCGACTTTGAGGACGGGATTATCAGCATCAACCACAACATGGTATATCGGAAATATGAGGGTGAATCCAAAGCCCGTTTCCATATTGAAACGCCAAAGACAGAGGCCGGCACCCGTATCGTCCCCATGCTGGAAGAAGTCAAAGAGGCGTTGCGTACAGAATGGGCAAAACAAGAAATCATTGGCTTTAACGAATCTGTTGTGGATGGGTATACGGGGTTCATCTTTCAAAATCGATATGGAGATCCGCTATCTCCCCACAGCGTCAACCGCGCCATTGACCGCATTTGTGCTGCCTATATCGAAGACGAAACCATTCAGGCAGATAGAGATGGCCGCGATCCCGTTCTGATCCGCCACTTCTCTGCCCATAATCTCCGTCACACATTCTGCACCAGGTATTGCGAAGTCGAGAAAAATATCAAGGCTATTCAGGAGATCATGGGACACGCCGACATTGAAACCACCATGAACATCTACGCTGAGGCCACCAAGGAGGTAAAGAAACAATCCTTTGCAAATCTCGAAGGTAAAATCAAGATATCTTGATGGGAGGGATTTTTGTGGGCAAACTCGTTGACTTATCTGGTAGGACATTTGGCCTGCTTACTGTTTTGCAGAGAGTAGAAGACCGCAAGCCAGGTCGCCCCATGTGGCTTTGTCAATGCGAGTGTGGGAATACCGTCGTTGTATCGTCTACTAATTTACTCAAAGAAAATGGAACAAAGTCATGTGGGTGCCTACGACACAAGCAATCTCCCACCCTCATTGATTTAACTGGTGAAGTCTTTGGAAAACTCACTGTAATCCAGAAAGATATTGCCACTGAAAGCGGAAAGGCAAGGTGGATTTGCAAGTGTGAATGTGGCAACACGGTATCCGTTCTATCAGACAGTCTTAGAAAAGGTAAAACAAGATCCTGTGGTTGCTCCCAGTTCCAACTCCAGCATGACCTTACAGGCCAGACCTTTGGATATCTCAAAGTAATCGAGCCAGTGCAGAATGAACGGATCGCCGGCAATGAAACCAGATGGAAATGTCTCTGCCAAAACTGTGGTCGTACAGTGGAAGTCGGTAGCTATTGGCTGCGACACAGCGATCCATATGGACACTGCAAATGCACCAGATTTAACAAGCCTCAATAAAAGCCCGTAGACGGCTCTCAGAGCGTTCAATCTCTTTACAGGTGAAACTACACTCCCAAATCCTAATCGTCGCTCCTGGGCTATCCTGGGCGACAACACGAGAAAAAAATAGGGTACAGATCTCCGAATTGGATTTCTGTACCCTTTAATCTTTCTCTGACAAAAAAATAGGGAGCCAGCACAAGGCCAGCTCCCTAAATTCAGTCGGATTTTGCTTTTCGGTTCTACCACATTTTCATGTGGTATTTTCGGCAAATGTGGTAACGCTGTGGTAAGATAAAAACACGATCCATAAAAAGCACAATATATAGTGTTTGTTTTACCCAAAACCACTCTATATCGTGTGTTTTGAGTGAATTAGTCACCCAGGGGCTTCATGGTGGGGAGCAAAATTTGGCTCCTTTCATCCTGCCCCATGCCGCTCTGTAAGGCTTCAA